ATATATTATTACTATTTTTAAAATTGATATATATTTATTATAAAAAAAAAGTAATTAAGATTAATTTATATTTATTATATTATAAACCAAGTCGGAATCTATGTATGAGGGCTGTTTACAATATTTTTAAAAAAAATAAAAATAATTTAGGAATTAGATTTAATTCCTCTATTAGAATACCAACGATAAATCCTGTTTGGTGGACAGGTCATTTTCCAATCGATGAATCTAAATTTATTATAGATTGTTCAAAATATGATTTAAATAGTTCAGAATTATCCTCAGAACTAACGACCAAAATTAATACAACATTTAATAAAATTGGATTAGTAAAATTAACTAATACAAAATTAAATAATTTGAATATTATGCAATCTCATGCTAATAAAATATTAGGAGGCAAAATGAAATATAATGGTGGAGCCAATAGTCGTGGAGCAATTGCTAAAAATGTATATGATACTGGAGCACCAAGTGAAGCTCATTTACATTATCATCATGAAATGGCTTATGTTAGTAAAAGTGTTAAATCTATCGCTTTTTGTTGTTCTAAGGCAACTAATAATAAAGGATTTATGTATGTATCTGAAAATACTGGAGTAACAAACGATATATTAAAAACAGAAGTTGGTCGTAAATTAAAAGAAAAGGGTATCTGTTATATTCGTTGCTTAACAGATAGAGATGTTTGTAAAAATTTACCAAAAGGATGGAATGGTTTAGATGAATTTGGTATTTATAATCATTGGCAAAAATCATTTGGTGTTGAAACACCAGAAGAAGTTGAAAAGTTAGCAGCAGAACGAGGTCTCCAAGTAGAATGGGGAAAAGATAGATATTGTAAAACAAAGTATTATACAGATGCTTTTGAGTACCATCCGCAGACTGGTGAAAACCATCTATATAGTAGTGTTGCGGATGATTCCATCTGGTTTGATAGTTGGCCTGGAGTAAAAGACTTGCCAACTATGATTTTTTTTAATTCAACTAATATGCGAGAACGACCTCTTAAAATAACTTATGGTGATGATACAGAATTATCACGTAATGACTTAATAGATTTTGTTTCCGTATATGATAATCATGGACTTCCAATTCGTTGGAATGTTGGTGATATTGTAGCTATTTGTAATTATCGTTGGGCACATGGAAGGCCAGCGTATTCATTAGAAGAAGGTGAGGGAAGAGAATTGGGTGTTATACTTGGCCCAGAATATAATAGAATTGGATCTAAGTGGTAAATAAAAATATATTATAATATAATATCTATGAAAAAGTTTTTATTGTCTGGATTTCAAAAATATTATGCAGAAACACCAACTGCTAATAAATGTATAAGATATTTAAATAGTAAATATCCATATATAATGCCCAAAATTGATCATATCGCATACAGACAATTAGGAAATGTTGAACCACTTCAAAAATTATTAATAGATTCCGATTATCATTTAATGGATAAAATTAATTTACCAACCGAAAATCCCGACTTTCCTAAAACGGCATTTTGGTATAAACATACATATTTTCCAAGAATTTTTTTAAGTTCTGTCGAATTAAAAAATTTACCATCAGATTTAATTTTAAAAATTAATGAGAATAAAAATATTGATACATATAATCAACTTATCAAATACGATCAATATTTAGCTTGGACATATTTTTGGAAAGATGATATAAATCATATAGCTATTGATCTAAGCGCTCATCCTGATGATTTTAATGAAATTATTGAGAATATGGAAAAAGATATAAATCTAAAAATGAATTCTGGTATCTTAGACGATAAATTTCAAATAAGTTTTGATGGACATTTAACTCAATGTTCTACTAAATCGGATTATAGTGAAAATATACCAAAATCATATATTGAATTTGTTCATCGTGAAATTTTACCTTGTAATAAAACTAAATTATTTCCGTCATCAATTCATCGGAAAGATGGATTCGATGCAATTAATGCAAATACAATTTTTAAATCAACTGATATTTAATTTCTATTCAAAATATCGGCAACAAATTGATGACATCCATTTTTGACGCTATCAGGAAAATAAGTATAAGATGACCATATGTTAGATATAAATTGTAAAGATATGAACAAAATGACTAATTTACGATGATATGTAAAAGCACAGTAAAATGTTAGCCCCATCGAAATAAAAAATAATAGCGTAGGTAAAATATGTTTTTTTGTAAACATAATATAAAAATCTTTAAACGGATTACCATATAAAACAAGAGATCCTATTAATGATAGGATATTACCAATTGAATATAATATAGCAAAACCATAAGGATTTGTTTCTAAAGTTCCTATAAAATGTGTAGACATATATGAACAAAAATATCCTAAAGTGGTACATACAAGAAAACCACATATTCGTGTTGTATAACCCAATCTATTATTATCTTCTTCATCTGTTGAGAAAGAAGATATAGATGAAACATCAGATACATCATCAGATAATATTTCTGTAGTTATTAATACATCGTTATTGATATTTTTGTTTTCTATTAAATTTTCTATTAAATTTTTTTTTAACATTTTTATTTAATATTATATATTATATATATCAAATGGTTAATAGAATTAATAACAAAAAAATAACTAAAAAAATAACTAAAAAATCTAGAAAAACTAGAAAAATTAGAAAAACTAGAAGAATTCAAAAAGGAGGAGTAGCTACTCAAGAAGCTTTAGATAAATTAAAAAATTATAAAGATACATGTTGTGTTAATGATATGGAAAATAAAACATCTGAGTTTGCTGAAGAATGTGTGGGGAAATTAGAAAAAAATGCCCCAAGTTTGGGTCCAAGATTACGAAAAAATTTGAAAAACAAAACAAATAAAAAAGTTTGTTGGGATTTTGGAAATCAAGATGAATTAGCAGAAAAATATTTTCAAAAAGCAGCAGCAGTAGCTCCAGAACCAATAGAAATTATTCAACAAGAACCACAAACTATTAACGAAGAAAAAGAAAGTAGTGAAAAAATTATCTCAACTAATATTATAAATAATAATAACATGAATAATAACATGAATAATAATAATAATAATAATAAAAATAAAAATGCTGAAAACAAAAATGCTGAAAATAATTCAAACCTATCAAAAGATGATTTAGATGATGCTTTAACAGCTTATGATAATACATTAACAGAATTAAACGAACATTTAGACAAACTAACAATTAAAAATAATGAATTAGAGGCATTAATTACGAAACTTCAAAATAAAGAAATAAGTATGAAAGAGGATTTAGAGAAATTAAAAACTATAATGACTGACAATCAATCTGAAATTCTTGATTTACAAGAACAGATTACCCAAAAAGATTCTCAATATAAGAAACTTACAACAGACTTAGAACAAATGACCAGCGACAAAGAAAAAATAGAACTAGCTGCTAGTGTCGATGATGTAAAAAGTCAAGACATCATTAAACAACTTCGCAACGATATTGACAAATTGACAGAGGCAGAAACAAAACTTTCATCTGAACGAGATAGCTTAATAGCAAGAATGGAAAAAATTCGGGCAAAATTAACCATGAATCAAACAAAATTTAGAGAAGAAATTAGTAAATTAAACAAAATAAATAACCAAATAGAAGATTTTAAAACTAAAATGAGCACTGTAGTAAGCAATATTGCAACTCCACTTACAAATGCTTATTCGCAATTTAATAAACAGGCACAACAAGTAAGAAAAGAGAGATCTACTACTAACAATAATAACAATGAAATCGTAACCCCAAACATGTTCGGCAACAATAACAATAACAATGGTCAAAATAACAATGGTGAAAAAACACCACAAGAAATAGCTTTGGAAAAATTTAACGCATTACCTGCACCTAAAATTAAATCTACTAATAATGATATTACAAAGCCAAAAATTGTTGATAATGAAAATACATCTAATGTAGTCAGGAATAATGACTCAAATCAAAGAGGAGGTGAAAGACAAATTTTATACAAAATGTTTGGAGGAGGCAAAAAATATAATCTTAGATGGAGATATGTAAGTCACAGAACAACTTTTGGTGGATATAACAGAAAATCATTAGAAAGATTAGCAACAAAATGGGGTATTCAAAATGCTAAAAGTTATAAGAGAAGAGACTTATTACAAAAAACAATGCATTTTATGATGTTTGCTCGTTATGGTGATATTAAAAAAAGAAAAAATTTAAATATTGCTGCTAAAATGATTGGTATCAATCCAAGAAAATATAAAAAGAAACAAGATTTATACAGAGCAGTTTATTCCAAAACAAATAAAATGAGTTTTAATATAAGAGGTGGAAAAAAAGTAACAAGAAAAACAAGAAAAAATTAAATAATGTTTACTAAATAATTTATAAAAATTAATAATATTACAAATATCTATAATTTTATTAATTTGAGGACTTGAAATTCAATTTTATCTTTGTTTTTGTTTTTTATAAAGATCTGAACCAATCTTTGCTAATTTATCTGCTTGATCATTTCCATACCAAATAAAATATTTTTGACTATTTTTATCAATAGGTTCAGATTGATGACTGTTAACATGTCTCAATTCTACACTTTGTTTTGTCTTTTTTAAAGAATCAATTTGTGCGATAATTTCAGCATGTTTGACTGATTTTCCTTTTGAATTTTTCCAAAGTTTAGGATTAGAATTTGTTTTTTTCCAATTATCAATCCAACCATTTTTACCTGAAGTAACACATTTCATAGAATATCTTGAATCAGTGTAAATAATTACATTTGGCAATCTACTCAATTCTAATGCTTTTAAAATACCTACTAATTCACCTTTCTGATTAGAAGGGGTTTTAGTCTGTGCCATAGAATAATTTCTTGTATCATTTTTTCCAAAATATACGCCTACTCCACCATATGCATTTCTTTTACCATTATTAATACACGAGCCATCAGTAAATATAATTTCAGTTGTATCTTTTGTTCTTTTACTGGAAGAAATGTTAGTATTTATTGAAGTTGAAGGTAATTTATGTCTTGGTTTCAATCTCGTTCTAGTATCTGAATTCAAATATTTTTCTTTAAGTTCAGTAAAACTTATATTATAAGTTTTACTAATATCTTGTAATATTGTCTGAAGTACTAAAGTATCCATCTTATATATTTAATTATATAGTTAAAAAATCAATTTTTAATTGTTAATTAAACTCAATTAATAAAGAAGATAATTGACGATGACCAATTTTAAATCTATTAGCATACATATAATTTTTTTTTGTTTCTTCATTATTAAGAATTTTAACAATTTTATCTATATCTAAATTTGCTTCTTTTGGAAGAAGCATCAATAAACTTCCTCCAAAATACATTACTTTACTTTTAAAAGCAATTTTTTTTTTTCTGGTTAAATTTTTAACATAGATACAATCCTTGTTTTTATTTCCTTCCATTACTTTAACATTTCTAGGAGCACCCCATTCAAACCAATTTTCTTCTTTGAATTTTTTTATTTTTCTAGAAATTAGAACTTTTTTATTTTTTAATAAGTATTCATTAATTTTATCATCTTTACTTGGGAATTCTGTAAGATAGATATACCTATCAATTTTATTTTCCCCATTAATAAGTTCAATATTACCTAATTTTTCATTTTTATAAACAGATTCTTTACCTGTTACTATTCCGACATATACATTAAATAATTGATTGATTGAAATTTTATTATCATCTTTTGATTTAGAAAAAGATAATAGACCTCCGCTTTCAATTATATATAATAATTCATCATTATATAATATTTTTTTTTCTAATTTTTTGTCTTTGCAATATCTAAAGATAATGACATCAATTGATGCATTTTCAAATAAATTTTCATTGTGTGGGTGATATATATGTGTTACTGTTCCATTATCCATCATTTTCTTTATTGTTTTAATTGCACTTGTTAATTTGAAAAAATCGGAAGGTATTATAAATATTAATTCTCCATTATCTTCTAATAAATCTACACATTTACTAATAAAATTAATATATAAATTTCCTTTTTTTATTTTAACGTATGGTGGATTTCCAATAATTGTTTTCCATTTTTTTTTTATATCTGTTTTTAAAAAATCTCTAGAAATAATACAATCTGTATTAATAATAAAATCGATTGATTTATCAATTTCATAACAAGTAAATTTTGTATTAGGATAATGTTTTGAAACATATTTTACTAAATCTCCTCTTCCAACAGAAGGTTCAAGAATTTTTTTTGGATTATTTTTAATAAATTCTAAAACTTTTTTTTGCAAAGAAATATCTTTTGTAAAATATTGTCCTAAATATTTTGTATTTAACATTTATTATATTACTAAATAAGTATAATTTTATTTACATTAATATAAAAATCCAATCATTCCGACTATATTATATCCCGTTCTCATAGATATACTGAATTTATATCTAGATAATATTCAAATAAAAGAAGATTGCATTTTGTATAAATGTTCTCAATGTAAAAAATTTTTCCATCAATACGAATTTCAAAAAGAAATTATTCTATAATCTTTTATCTGTGTCAATTTTTAATTTAATTTTTAAGATTAATTATAAGATATTTGTTTAATATTTCCCTTTTCAATTGATAGATTAACAATTTTTTTAGACTCGAGAGCATATAAGATATCATGAATATCATTTTTCCATAATTTTTTGTCAAAATTTGTATAAAAAATTTGTTCAAATTCTTTAAATGAAAAGACATCTTGTATTTTAACAATTTTTAATAAAATTGTCCATTTATTTTGTAATGTATTTTCAAGTTCACTTTCCCAAGCATATCTATTTATTTGTGGAATGTGTGGTACTTTTGTTCTACATTTTGTTAATTGTTGAAATTTACCATTTTTATTTTTTACAAATAATGATTTAACAACACATTTTAATATATCATATCCTTTATTTGAATCACATTCAAAGGAAATGTCTAATATTTTTTTTAAAAGGCTAATATATTCTTCTGAAATACTACTATTCCATCCTTGTATCATAATATTTTGCATGGTTTCAATCCATATTTTATTATTATATACGTGTTCATTATTTTTATCATATTTTGTCTGTAAACTATTATCTGCGATGATAATAATGATTTGAAGTAAATTTTTTATATATTGTGTAGGAAAATGATCAAAAATTCTTATTTCAATTCCTTGTCCTTTTTTCATAATAGATTCTTTGTATAATTTTTGATTTCGTTGTAATATTTTATTATAATGTGTCTTAAAATCTAGAGAAATTGTTCTTAAATCAGAAGAAAGTTTTCCTTTTTCACATTTTGATAATTCTTTTTGAAATTTTTGAAGTTTTTTTCTCCATTTGCTATCAATATTTGCATAGCGATTAATACTTTTTTTTTCAAGAGTTCTTACATCAGAACCAGCGAAATTACCCCATCCAGTAGTCATAACTCTATAGGAACCTTCTGTATATTTATCACCATCTCCAATTGAATTTAAATCAGGTGAAAAAAAAGCACATATAAGTAATGGTTCTATCCATTGAACTTGTCTTCCAAATTCTTGATGCATGTTTATAAATTTTTTCAAAGTAATATTTTTTTTATATGGCAATGTAATTGTTAAATGATAACTTCCAGTATAATCACTAGTAACTAATTTATCATCTTTCATATAATGATAATATTTTCGTAAAGGAGTTGGTATCAAAGGTACTTTACATTTTTTTATATGTCCATATGGATATTGTTTTAATTGACCATAAATTTTTACTTTTTGTTTAGTATTTTTATTTTTATTTAAAATTCTTAAAAATGTGTCTTCTTTTTTAATTAATTCATTAACTAAAGATGTTATTGTTCTATTTTTATAATTTGTAGTTGTTATTTCAACCATATTAATTGGAATACGAGGTATTTGAAAACATGATGGGCGCCCCCCGTATTCAAATGGTTCTAAATTTTTAAGAAAGTTTTGTTCGTATTTAGTTAAAATAGTTTTATTATTTTCCTCTGGCCAACACCCAGTAACGCTAGTATTATTTTTTTTAATATCACAGCATATATGTTTGATTGGACTGCCAAATAATTCGTCTTCATTTGAGTGACAACAAATTGACGTATATCTGCTTATAGAACACATAGCCTCTTGTGAATTAAAAATTACATAATTGGAATTTTTTTTTTTATTTTTAATATGGAATAAATGGTATTCATGCTCTATTCCTAATCCCCAATGATTATTCATTCTTAATATAATATATAATAATATATTTTGAATAAATGAATATATAAAAGTGATATAAATAAGAAATTATTAAATAAAGTAAGATGTCTAGAACAATCATAGGTATTTCGGGTGGATCTTGTAGTGGTAAATCTGCAATTTCACAAAAATTTTATCAAAGTTTCGGAAATAATTCTGTTGTAATATGTCAAGATTCATTTTATCGTTCTTTATCACAAAAAGAATTAAAAAATGTAGGAAATTATGATTTTGATGTCCCAGATGCGATAGATTTTCATAAATTAGAAAAAGTTTTAATTAATATTAAAACTGGTAAAGATTTTATATCAATTCCAATATATGATTTTAAAACACATACTGTTACAGGATATAATTCAATAGATTTAACTTCAGTAAAAATTGTAATACTCGAAGGTATTTTACTGTATCATTTTAAATTTATAAGAGATATGATCAATATTCGTATTTTTGTAGATACGGATAGTGATGTTCGATTATCACGGAGAATAAAAAGAGATATAGAAAAACGTGCTAGATCATTATCAATGATATTAGAAAGATATAATAAATTTGTTAAACCTTCATATGAAAGGTATGTTAAAGATACAAAAAAATATTCAAATCTAATAATTCCATTTGGGGTAGAGAATTATCCATTTTTAGATATATTTTGTCATATTTTTTGTAAATATACTCAAAAAAATTAAATTATATCAACTATTTTAGATTCTTCTATAAAATATTTAGGATATTTAAATTTTTTATTATGATTACGACTAGATTTTATTTTAAAATTATGTTTTACAATATTTGGTAGAATATAATAAACATTTAGGGTATTGTAATGACGATTTATTTGAATATCAATATAATTGTTTATTGGATTACATTTATTTATTAATTTTTGTGCTGAATGTTTATTGACAATGTACGCATATAATCCACAATTATTCATAATATTATTAGGAGTAGAAACAGCTTTAATAATATTTTTTGTAATATGTTTACCAGAAATACGAACGCCTCCAAGAAATATAATATCCCAATCATTTGGGATATGTTTAGAATAAGAATTAAATTTTTTAAAAAAGTTTTTTGGAATTATTACATCATCTTCAAATATTAATGTATTTTTTTTATCTGAATTTATAATTTGTTTCCATATTTTTTTATGAGTTAAAGCACATCCTATACTTCCTTTTAATGAATTTCTTCCTTGTTTATTGTGATTGAAAAATGAATTTTTATGGATTTCAATTAATTTATTTTTTTCTAATTCATCAATATTTAATTTAGTTCCATCTATACCATTAAATCTTTCAAATTTAATATTTGCCTTTTGACATTGTTTTTTTATATAGTCTAATCGTTCTTTATCTTTTTTCATATTAATTACAATTGTTTTATTGATAGTAATTGTATTAGAATCGGCATAAAATTCTTTTATTTTGGTAATTTTAAAAAATATAAAAGCAATAACTACAATAATTAATATGATTAAACTTATAGATGTTTTTAGACAAACCATTTATATATATACGTTTAAAATAAATTTTTAAATAAATATGACATATATAATGAGAAATTATGAAATATACATTACTATTAATAGCATCATATCTTTTGATAGTTATCATGACCAAAGATATTTGGAAATTTAATATAAAAAAATTAAATTTAAAAAAAAATTTAATTGTAGTTTCTACAGAAACAAGTTTAGTAGATTCAATAATACTTACTCGTGTTGCTTTTCAATTACAAGGCAAATTTGAACGTGTATTTGGAATTACAAAAAAAGAAACATGGTATTTAAAGCCTTTATCAGAATTTTTAATATTTGTTGATAGAGATAAGAAATTAAATCAAGTTCAAAAAATTATTAAAAGAATAACCAAATCGCCAGAACCATTTATTTTATTTATTTTTCCCGAGGGCACTACAAAAACAACCACTAGATGGAGAACTGGTTTTCATTATATAGCTAAGGAAACTAATGCAGATATTTGTATCATTGGCATTGATCATAAATTTAATAATGTGAATATAGATTCAATTTTTACTCCTAGTGATGACGTAAACCAGAATATTAATTTTATAAAAAAACGATTAAGAAGATATGCATTGTCTGTTCCGAAATATAGTAATTTAAATTAATTTATTATATATGAGAATGGAATATCCTGAAGAATTTCCACCACTACCAACAAGATTTAGAAATGATTAATTTTTATTCTATTAGATTATTAAAATAAAAATTAATGTAATCATATTTATTTAATTCTTTTCATCATAAATTTTACATATTAATGATTTAATTTATTTTTTTTTATAAATTTTATTTTCTTCTTCCCAAAATTGTCTATGTGCTTGTTCTTCTTTAAATTCGGTTTTTTCCCATTTCTTTGTAAATTCTTTCATATATGGACATTCTGGGAAACCATTCCAAGGATATTCATAACATTTTTGAGGTGTCATGTATGTTGGACCATATTCAAATTGTGTTCTTTTATGTGCTCCTTCCAATGATAATATATCTTGGTTTTCTATGTTTATTTTACAATTTTTACCGAAACTTGTAGGAAAATCTTTAATATTTATTATTTCAAGATCCGAGCGTAATACTCTTTCATTATTTATGTAATAAAATACTTGAATATAACCAATTCTTCTTACTAAAAAGTAAAAACCATCTTTTACATTTTTGGGGTAAAAATCTAATGATATATCAAAACAAACACCTTTCTCGCATACATCTTTAGCTGTAAAATCACCTAACCAATGAGCACCATTTTTAATAAGAGAATATATTACAATTGTAGTAAGTATTTTTCCCATTGGTACATTTGATACACGGTTTTCTTCATTAAGCATATCAGGTAATTCTTTATGAATATGTGAAATATTATCAGGCATTTTTACATATACCATAAGATCTATATCATCATTTTTTAAATATCCATAACCTCTTACAGCACTTAATAAACTACCTGATTTAATAAAATATGGGAAACCTAATGACATATATAATTTATATAAATCGTCTTTATGTTTAATTTTTTGTTTATTATCTTCTAATATATCAATGTATTTTTTTTTTAAATTTTTTGAATCATTAATCCAAACACAATCTTTAATTGTATTTATATCAAAATTTTTGTTAATTGATATTAATTTATGTTTTTTTAGAATTTTTTCATATTTATTTATAAAAGTTTTATTAATTAAATTATATTTAATATCTTCTTGAGTTTTTATATTTTTAAAATTATCTCTATCAATTGAAGGAACAAAATAATGTATAACTACTATTACACAAAATATTAATAATATAATATTGTTTAAGTCCATGATATATTATATATATAATATTTAAAATTTAGGAAAAAGGAATTGAGTGAAAACTCTAATTTGATTATAGTTAATAATATATTCTATAAGTATTTTCAATTTCTTGGCGACAGAATGGACATTTATCTTTTCGTGGCGAAGAATTTCTTCTTAAAATTCTCCGTGGTAGAATACTACTTCTTCTCTCTCTTTCTCTATTTTCACTATTTCTTCTTACGTATCTTTCTCTTCGTTCTGTAAGTCGTTGACGTTGTTGGAAATTATTTTCATTATTAGTATTAACATTAGCATTAGCATTAGCATTAGCATTAGCATTAGCATTAGCATTAGCATTAGTAGTGTTAGTTGTATTAGTACCGGCATTATTGTTGGTATTAATATTATTAGTATCAAAATTGAATATATTTGATAAAGTATTAGTTGTATCAGTTTGTGTTGCGATATTATTATCATTTGTTGCAGTATTATTTAAATTTTGTGGTAATATGGATGGTATATTTGTAATATTAGATGATTCTGAATTAATATTTTGATTAGGGTTATTAAAAACAGTTATAGAGTATGTAATTGGTTCTGATGTAGAAAAATTGAAATTTTGAGTTCCAATTCCAACATTTTGGGCAGCAAATGTTTTTGTTAATATAATACATTTTTTACATACTAAATGACCACAAGGTATTGTTACATGATCTGATACATTTGTATAACAAATTTTACAAATTGGTGAATTTTTTTTCATAACTTGAATGCTATGGTATTTTGAAATACAAGTTTTCAAAAAATTACATTCTAGAATTAATAATTTGTATGTTTTAATATCATCCATCATGTTGTTTTTTTCAATTATATCATTAATATAATTGTTTAAATTGTTATTTAAATCTGAATATTCATCTCCAATAGTTTCTTTCATTTGTTTAATCATTTTAAAATTTTTATCATATATTCTGCAATCTTTTTTTATCTTTTTTTCTAGTTTAATTAAATTTTCCCATTTAAGTTCTAAACGTTTTTTTATTTTTGTAATTGTTGTTTCTATATTGGAAAAGTTAATATTCATATCTTTTTCTATATTTTTAATATGATATAATTCAGTTTTCGTCATTTTTTTATAGAAAAAATCATATGATTCATCAATAGTATTTATGTCTTCATCTTCCTTTTCTTCTGATTGTGTTTCATTAGAATGTGTTTGATCTAATGTTGGTGATTCATTATCAGGGTAATACATTTGATGAAAATCTTTATTTTCATCAGAATCAAATATGTTTTGATTTTGTTCAAAGCGTTGAACTTTTTTTGTAATTTTAAACGGTTCGAAAATTCTATCATGACATATATTAAATTTGTGCATTAATGTATCAAAAACATTATTTGATTCAGAAATATTATCCGAAATATTTTCTAAAAAGTTATCTTGAAGTTCTGTAAAATCATCAGAAAATGATTGTTGATTATTTGAACTATTATTATTTTGATTCATTTGCGTCATAGTTATATTATATAAGGAAATAAATTTTCTTTTAAAGTGTATTTATGATCTATTTAATTTAGTAAGTTCCGAAGCTTTTTGTTTATAAACACTTTTTTGTTTATCTGTATATGATCTCCATATTTGAGATTTTAATGCTGAAAGAGTGCCAAAATCTGCATTTGGATTATTTTCTAATAAATTTTTTTCAATTGTTTTATCTTTTAAAAAAACTGACCAAGAAGTCACTACACCACGTCTACTTTTTCTTTTAGTTGGTTTAATTGGGGGTGATTTAATAATGGTTGTATTAATTCCAAAAATTTTTTGTCCATTGTTATGGGTTTCATCTTTTTCAATTTTAGATGAAAGTTTTTGTATCTCGTTTTTTAAAATTTGATTGTTTGTATTTAGTTCTACATTTATATTGACATTACTGATTTCTTTTTCTAATTGTTGTCCTGATTCAGTATTTTCTAAATTATTTTGTAATTCTTCATCTAATTCTTCATTTAATTTTTCATCTAATTCTTCATTTAATTCTTCATTTAATTCTTCATCTAATTCTTCATCTAATTCTTCGTCTAATTCTTCATCTAATTCTTCATCTAATTCTTCATCTAATTCTTCGTCTAATTCTTCATCTAATTCTTCATCTAAGTCAATTTCTGAATTCTCAGACATGATAATTTCGTCACCTGAATCTAATATATTATCTGAATCTGATATTATTTCAGAATTTGAATCAGATTCATATATAACATCCATATCATTAATAATTTTAGCATCTTCTACAATTATTTCAAAGGATGATTTAGTTGGTAAATGTTTAGAAATTCGTTTCATTGAATTACTTTGTTTGTTTATTTGAATAGGATTAACAACGGTTGGTACAATATTTGTTTCAATTTCTGTTGCATTAGTTGTCTTCGATGTTTTTTCTTGGACTAAATTACGAATCACATTTTTATTATTTGAAAATGTTTGTGATTGTGATTGTGATTGTGATTGTCTTTTTAACATTGCTATTTCTTGTTTTGCTTTATACATTTCATTAGCTATAATTTCAATTCTTTCCATCATTTTATTATATTCTCTATAAGCGAAATATAATACAATTCCAATAGTTATGATAGTTATTCCATTGCGAATTAAAGGATTTTTAAATAAATTTGCAAACATGTTTATTATATAGAATAATATGGAAATTATAACATTATTCTAAACGATATAATATATAGTTTAGAATAATGTTAATTTTATAAAAAAATAAATCTAATTATAATATATTCTTAAAGATGTCGAATGTATTAAATCAAATTGCCTCAAAAGGATGGAATTGGTGGAACAATGATGAAAATTCATTTCTTAAAAATGTTGGTGATCAAAAATTATTAAAACTTGGTAATAAATTATCCACAATTTTTTCTGAAAAGAATTGTGATAAATTTTCAATAAGTATTCCCAATATTGTTGTTGTTGGTTCTCAATCATCTGGTAAATCGAGTTTACTAAATTCATTAATAGGATATGATATTTTACCAACTGGTAGTAATATGGTTACTCGAACACCATTAATGTTACAATTAAATTATAGTAAAATACATTCAAAAGCAGAATTTGGAACTTATATTAATGGTAAATGGGTTCCAAGTCGAACATATGAACTTGATAGTAATAGAATTAATAGGGATCAGCAATTACAATTACATAAAGATATAGGAGAAATTACAGATGAATTAGCTGGAAAACAAAAAGGTATATCTTATACCCCGATACATTTGAGGATATTTTCACCAAATGTATCTGATTTATGTTTGGTTGATTTACCAGGTATAACTATGATAGGATTATCAGATAAGGGGCAGACTAAAGAAATGCCGGCTGAAATAAGAGATTTGATAAGTAATTATATTAAAGATCCAAAATCTATAATATTGGTTGTTATGCAAGCTCGTCCTGATTTAGAAGCAGATATGGGATTAGAATTAGTTAAAGCTTATGATGTAAGTGGCAAGAGAACTTGTGGTATTTTAACAAAAGTTGATTTAATGAATAATGATACAGATGTGTCTAGATATTTAAAAGGTGATATATCATCAGAATTAAAATTAAATTATGGATATTATGCTATAAGAAATAGAAATAGTACAGAAACAAAAACAATGACACCGATTCAAGGTTTAATGGCAGAGGATGAATTTTTCTCAAAGCATAAAATTTATAAAAATATTAATGAAAAGGATATGTTAGGTATAAAAAATTTAGGACTATCTTTGAGTCATATATTATCTGATCATATCAAAAAAAATATTCCAGAAATTATGGATGAAATAAATAAGAAAAAACATGAAGTAGATAAAGAATTGTTTAAATTAGGTTCTGAAATTCCATCTGATATAAAAGGAAAAATTACATTAACCAGCAATATAATTTCTAATTTTTGCATGTGTTTTAATAAAGCTTTAGAAGAAAAATGTGGTTTAAACTATGGTTTAAAAATTAAAGATAGATTTCAATTATTTAGAAAAGAAGTATGTAATGACATTACTAAAAATTATACAAATGAACAATTACAAAATTTAGTAAAAGGGTGTAGTGGAAATCATATGGATTTTAGTCTATTTTCAATAGATATATTGGAAAAGGGGATTAGTCAATATAAACCAATACAATTACTTCGTTCTCCGTGTTTTAAATTAATTTCAGATATATCTTTTTTATTGACTGAATTATGTAGAAAAATTTTAGAAGATAAGCAGTTTAGTCGTTTTCCTAAATTTGCTAAAATTTTAGAAAATAAAATTGAAAATATGGTCAATAAACAACAAGAAATTTTAAAAGAAACTGTTTTAAATTTAATTAATATCGAAGAAAATTATATATGGACTGAAAATAAAGCTTTTTTAGATAATTTAAAAAAAATGTTTAGAGAATGTAAAAATCAAACAGATATTAATATTATTAGAAGTTTGTTAAATCAGTATTTTAATACAGTAAAATACACATTTTGTGATCAGATTCCCAAAATGTCTATGTTTTATTTAGTTTCTAATATTGAGCGTCAAATATACAAAGATCTTTTTGAAATCACTGCTAAAGACGAAAATTATATTGCTAATATTCTTGAAGAACCAGGAACTATTGGTCAACAAAGAAATAAATTAGATAAGTTTAAAAATAAATTGATTCAAGCAAAAAAAATATTAAGTAATTATTAAATTACTTATTGTTCAGGATTGAATGGTCTTCGTGGTTCATCACCTCGTTGTCCGCGGAAGTTATCACCTCGTTGTTCTCGGAAATCACCGCGTGGTCCTCTGTAGTTATCTCGTGGTCCTCTAAAGCCACCTCGTCCGCGTCCTCGTCCGCCACCTCGTCCAAATTGACGGGGTCTATGTTCTCGGTGTTCTTGTCCATCTTCTCGGTTAGAATTATATTCGGTTCTTCGTTCTCTATTAAGAGCTCTTTGGTCAGAAAGTAAAGGACCTCCATTGACACCAGTCACATTTACTGCTAGTAATTTATCCTGTTTATTTGAATCTGCTAAGTCAAAGCTAACATATTCACCTTGAGTAAGAGTCTTGAAACTATCTTCTACTTGAGAACGAATAGAAGAAAAGTGGACAAAGACATCTAAATCAACACCATTCTCATCTTTATAAGTTAAGAATCCATAACCGCGTGTGTTATTGAACCATTTGACGCGACCAGTATGTGCTTGTGGTGCGGTTTGTTCAACTGGAGATTGTTGTTCAGTAGATTGTTGTTCAGTAGATTGTTCAGTAGATTGTTGTTCAACTGATTGTTCAGTTGATTGTTCAGTAGGTTGTTCAGTTTGAGACATTATTGTTTGATTTGTTATTAATTATAATATGTTTTAATTTCTTAATTTAAAAAAAACTCAATTTCAATTTTATTTTTCATTTAATTCAATGTAGATGTATATAAATGTTATTAATGATTTAATTCGGTATTAAATATAATTCTTATAATAATAATCATAATAATAATCATAATAATAATTATTATAAGAATGTGCGGAATTTGTGCTCTTATTTCAAAAAGTAAATTTATTTCATTTGAAATATATGACTGTTTAGTTGCATTACAACATCGTGGTCAAGATGCTGCTGGTATAGCAATATGTGACAGTAAAGTTTACAATATGCGTAAAGGAAATGGATTAGTTAGAGATATTTTTAATACTCAAAACCTTATGAATTTATCTGGGTTTATGGGTATAGGTCACACAAGATATCCAACTGCTGGAGGAGCATCACCCAAAGAAGCTCAACCACTTTATGTTCCAAATCCATATGGACTATTACTAGCACATAACGGTACACTTGTTAATGCAGAACAATTAAAAGAAAAATTAAATAAAAAACATAAAATTCATATTAACAGTTGTTCTGATTCTGAAATATTATTAAATATTCTTTCTATAGAATTACAAAAAGAAGATTCATTAATGCCAAAAAATATCTATAATGCGATTTCTCGCTTATATAAACAATGTATAGGAGGGTATGCCGTTGTGTGTATGATAATCGGTTTTGGAATTGTCGCATTTAGAGATCCAAATGGTATCAGACCAATTGTTTATGGAAAAAGAAAATATAATGACAAATTAAATGAATATTTATTCGCATCAGAAAGTGTAGCTCTTGATGTACTCGATTTCGAATTAATTTCTGATGTACAACCAGGTGAAGTTATTATTATTGACAAATCTTTTAATTTTTTTAAAAAAATATGTTATGAACAACCTAAATTAATACCATGCATTTTTGAATACGTTTACTTAGCAAGACCTGATTCTATTATTAATAAAGTATCCGTATATCAAGCCAGATTAAATATGGGTAAATATCTAGCTAATACGATAATAGAAGCAAATATAAAAAATGAAATTGATGTTATTGTTCCAGTACCAGATACTAGTAGAAATTTTGCTATTGAAATATCTAGAATTTTAAAAATACCATATCGTGAAGCATTTATAAAAAATAGATATATTAATAGAACTTTTATTATGCCCACACAAGAATTAAGACAAAAGTCAATTAAAAGAAAATTAAATATTATCAAATCAACAATTCTTGACAAAAATGTTTTAGTAGTTGATGATTCGATTGTTCGTGGAAATACATCACAATATATCGTCAAATTATTAAGAAATGCTGGTGCTAATAAAGTATTTATGACATCCGGGGCACCAGAAATTAAATATCCAAATGTATATGGTATCGATATCCCGAGTCAAAAAGAACTTATCGCATTTAATAGATCGTTACAAGAAATCGAACAAAAGATAGGATGTGATAAATTAATCTACCAAAAATTAGAAAATCTAAAATTATCTATTTTAGAAGAAAATCCTGAAATTCCAGATTTTGAATGTAGTATTTTTAATAAAAATTATTTAACCCATCATATTAATGATGAGTTTTTAAATAATTTAGAACAAACAAGAAATAAAAAGCAAAAATCAAAACATAATATTAACGACATGATAGTTATTTAAAAATGCGTTTATTTACCAAATTTTTTAAAATTGATTATTAATATTCTTAATTACATAATACTAAATATGACATCAAATACCGACGAAAAAATATTTTTCAGCGACATTCAGTCAATGATTGCCCGTCAATATGACGAGCATATTAGTAATAAAGTAATGAAGAAATTACGAAAAAGTGTGGAAAAATTAACACGACAAAATTCCAACACTTCTAATAATAACCAAAAATTAGATATTGGAAAAAATAAAAATAAAAAAAAAAAATTAACAAAAGAAGAAAGAGAAAAATTAAGGAATGATGTTATTCACGATATCTGTAGTGAATTTGAAGGATTAAAGATTAAATTATTTAGTCACCAAAAAAATTCTATAATTGATATGATAAAACGTGAAGTTTATCCTAAATTATCAGTTGATATTGAAGGAAATGTACAAGGAGATTATTACTATAGAAGTTTATCTCTTTATACTCCTGGAAAATATAAAATTGAAACGAATATGAGTATTCTTGGAAATGAACCGGGTAGTGGAAAAACATTGACTATTCTTGGTCTAATATCTCAAGATTATTATATAAAAAAATGTTTTCCTAAACTTGATAAATTTCAAGAAGAAAAAGAAATAGATAGATTACAATGGAAATATATAACCAGAAATGTACATCATGATTCAAGTACTAGTGTTACTATTGAATCTAAATATAAGTATATTCATTCAAACTTAATTATTGTTCCACATGGGGGAGTTTTCCGACAATGGAAAAAGGCAATACAAGAACAAACACATCTTAAAGGACAATTTATAGAAAAAACAAATGATTTTCTACACTTTGTTGATATAAATGATTGTAATGATGTAGAAATTATAAAACGATTTTGTGACAATTTAAAAAAAAATAAGACTGAAATTGTATTAGTTTCTTCTACATTTTTTTGTAAATTCATGGATAGATATAAAATTGTATCAGAATTATTATATTGGCATCGTGTTATTATAGATGAAGGAGATAGTATTCGTTGTCCCGATATGCGTCAAATAAGATATCGTTTTGCTTGGTTTGTTACAGCAACATGGGAATCACTTAAACAACCTAGGTGTAATGGATTAATTAAAAATATTTTTAAAGATTATCCAATTTGTTTCACGAAAAGATTGGTTATTGAAAGAAATGAAGAATTTTACAAAGAATTGTTTTCAAATGTTGATATTCAAAATATAGATCACAGATGTCTAGCACCAATCGCATATATATCACAAATTTCACATATTATTTCACCAAATGTATTAGAAATGATTAATGCTAATAACTTAAATGGTGCTATTAGAGAATTAGGTGGTAGAGTTGGTTCAGGTCAAGAAATATCTGAGGTTTTGACAGCAAATATTCGAGGACGTCTTGAAAGATTAAATTATGATAGAACATATGTGTCAGAATCACCATATATTGCGGATAACGATAAAGTTAGGCGATTAGCTAGAATCGATGTGGATAGAAATAGTTTACAATCACAATTAGATAGTATAACAAATAGAATTAATAATTTAAATGATGAAGAATGTGTTATTTGCTGCTGTTCCTATACAGAACCAGTTTGTTTAGAATGTACTCATGTATTTTGTAGTGAATGTATTTTAAAATGGATTGAAGTTAGAACACGCGTTCATCAAAGAGCACAATGCCCATATTGTAAAAGAATTATTAATGTGGCTAATATGCATAAAATAGACATGAATGCTAAGACCACTAAGACTAAAAAGAAAAAAGATGAAAAAAAAAGTAAAGAAATATTTGGTAAAGATGAAACAATAATTAAAATTATTGAAAATAATCCAAATGGTAAATTTATAATTTTTTCCAATCATTACGAATCATTTGATTCATTTGAAAATTTATTAACACGAAATCGAAATATTCAGAAAAAATGTAAAAGACTTGTCGGAAATACAAATACTATTGCTAAAACTTTGAGAAATTTTGAAAGTGGGCGTCTTGATATTATTTTACTAAATTCACAATATAATGGGGCAGGAATTGATTTACCTACTGCCACACACGTTATTTTATATCATAAAATGAGAAAGGATTTGGAAAAACAAGTAATTGGAAGAGCTTTAAGAATTGGTCGTCCAAAATCTTTACCATTATTTATTCATAGACTAAAATATGATAATGAGTATAATAATAATTAATAATGATTATTGAGTCCCAAAATATTTTTTTCTAAATATACTTTATAAAATATGTTATCTTTACAATCTGTAAAAAAATTTGTGTTTAAATATAAACTAACTATATTAGCAATTATCATCTCTATCGCAATTGCTATTTATTTAAAACGAGAAGTTCTTGAAAGTTTTTTTAAAAATATTACTGAAATGTTTGAAGATAATCAAGAAATAGCTGAAGAATGGGATGGCAAAGTAACTTCTTGTAAATTAATAAGTGATGAAAAAGTAAAAAATTGGTGTTTTGATGGATGTACCAATTCAAGTGAATTTAAAAAAGCTAATGCAGAATGCTTACAAGCTAAATGTAAAGGTGAAACCGGATATAAAAAAGTAGAATGTCTTAAAAATAATGATATAGTTGAAACATGTATATCTGAAGTAGCATCTGCATTTTGTTAAATTTAATAAAAAAAATTGATTAATTAATATTCTAATAAGATAAAAAGAAATTTATATATTAAAATATTAATCATTATAATTAATATAGTGTGTTCAATGGGAATTATATCCTCATTATTAGTTGATTTTGCTGACGCAAAATTTGAAAAAAATTTGCCATTAAAAAATGATTTATTATTGGAAATTCATAAATCATTCGAAAATAGGAAAAAAAAAAATATTAATTTAATTTTAGATATTGATTGTACACTGTTATATGCTTCTGATATTAAAGATGATAGGTTTAAATATATACCTATTCATTTTAATAAAAAATCTTTACGGAAAAAAAAACCAACATTTTATGTTTACTTAAGACCAAATTTACAATATTTTTTAGAATACTGTTTTGATAATTTTAAATCAGTATCAATATGGTCACTTGGACATAAATCATATGTTAATATAATCACTCATTTATTACAAAGTATTTATAATATTCCAAAATTTAAAACAGTATTATCTCGGTCAGACTATTCTTTGGATTATCTAGAATATTGCCCTATTAACAGAAGGTGGGATAAAAGGATAGATATGTTGTCTAAAAATTTACAACATTTATTCAATGATAAAAATGATTTTAATCAAAAAAATACATTATTTGTTGAAGATACAATTAATGCACACGTAAATAATTTCAAAAATCTTATCCAAATTAGACGATTTGATGCGATTTCGCATATTCCAGGTGATAATGAATTATCGAATTTAATTAATAAATTTAATGAAATGTGTTAAATAAAATTGAAAATATTATACTATATTAAATAAATAGTTTGAAATGGAAGTTGAAAATAATATTGATAACAATATGATATCAAAAATTTCTAAAAATCCATATTCTTATGCTAAAGAGTTATCTAATGAACAATTAGAAGAAATTATAGAATATGCTAATGACAGTTATTACAATTCACAAGAAGTTATGACAGATGAAGTATATGATATTTTAAGAGATATCTTATTTCAAAAAAATCCTAAAAGTAAAACATTAAAAAAAGTAGGAGCACCAATTGTTTCTGGTAAAGTAAAATTACCGTTTTGGATGGGAAGTATGGATAAAATTAAACCTGATACAAATGCTTTAGAAAGATGGCTAAAAAAATATGATGGACCTTATAATATAAGTGACAAACTTGATGGAACATCTGGGATGTTCCATTATTTTAAATCCGGTAAATTCTGGAAAACAAGATTCTATACACGAGGAAATGGATCATATGGTCAAGATATATCACATTTAATTCCATATTTATTCCCAAATGTTAAGGAAAATTTACCTAAAGAGGAAATATGCTTGCGAGGTGAAATTATTATGTCTAAACAAAATTTTAAAAAATTTGATATGAAAAATTCAAGATCTTTGACAAATGGAGTTGTTAATTCAAAAAAAAGTATAAAACCAGATTTATTAAATAATATAGATTTTGTTGTTTTTAATGTTTTAGAACCACAATGTAGGAAAAGAAAGGGATTAAAATATGCCAAGAGTTTGGGGTTCAAAACTGTTTTTAACAAAAATGTTAAATCATTGACAAATGAATTTTTAAGTGAAACATTAATGAAACGAAGAGAAGAATCTGAATATGAAATTGATGGAATTATAGTTGAACAAGATAAAAAACATAAAATAAATACATCCGGAAATCCTAAATATGGATTTGCATTTAAAATGGTTTTGTCAGATAAAATTCTTGAATCTAAAATATTAGAAGTTTTATGGCAACCATCTAAACATGGTCTTTTAAAACCAAGAATATTAATTGAATCTGTTATTATTGATGGTATTACTATCAATTATGTAACAGGACACAATGCTAAGTTTGTTAATGATAATAAATTAGGACCTGGAGCAATAATTCAAATTACTCTTGGTGGAGGAATTATACCAAATATACTCCAAACAATTAAACCATCTGAACCAAGTTTTCCAGATATACCATTCCATTGGAATAAAAATAAAGTAGATATTGTTCTTGATAATATTGATGATAATATTCAAGTAACTATACGACAAATTATTAATTTTTTTAACAAAATAGAAACAAAATTTTTGAGCAAAGGATTAATTACAAGAATGGTTGAAAATGGTTTTAATAATATTAATGATTTTATTAATGCTTCTCAACAAGATTTACTTAAATTTGATGGAATTAAAGAAAAACTTGCTTTAAAATTATATACTAATATTCAATCATCTATTAAAAATGTTCCATTACATAATTTAATGGAAGCTAGTAATTCATTCGGATTCGGATTCGGTAGGAAAAAATTTAAAATAATTATAGATCATATTCCAAATATTCTTGAAATAGATATTTCCGAAGAAGAACTTACCAAACAAATTGAAAATATACCAGGATTTAAAACAACTGCTTCTAAATTTTCAAAACATTTACCAATCTTTAAACATTTTTTGAATGAACATCCTAAAATTACAATTCAAATAAAAATAAATAATAAAAGAAAAAGAAGTAATAGTTTGAGTAATATTAATGTATTATTTACAGGAGTACGAGATAAATCACTTTCAAATTATATTATAGAACATGGTGGTATTCTTTCAGAAACATTTAATAAAAGTGTGAATATAGTTATTACTGGAAATGTTAATTCAAATAGTAATAAAATTAAAAAAGCGAGAAAAAATAATATACCAATTATGTCCCTTGATGATTTTAAACAAAATTACACTAAATAATTTAATATAATTTATAAGTCCCTATTTTATTATTAAAATATTACATTTTAAAAATTTAATATCTTGATAATGTATATTTAGAATATGTCACATAACGATAAATGTATTATTTATTGCGAACCTCCACCAATGATGGGTGGTGGACCAACTTCTGGAAGTAAAGGTTCATCAGGATCAGGGGGAGATAGCGCCACAATATCAACTGGTAAATTTAAGAATATTGAAGTTACAGATACAGGGACAATAAAAAAAATAAAAAACAAATTATTTCTCGGTAATCAAGTTGATACATATCTCTTGAATGTCACCAAGATGTCCGGATTTACATTGGATATTGGAAATAATTGTTTATGGTACGGAATTACTACTAAAGATTATATAAAATGGAAGGCGACCGATAATTTATGGAATACCCAAGGAGTAAGTCATTTATTATCATTACGACCAGCATCAACATCTAATGAGGCAGATGCAATTGGAGCAAGAACTTTTACATCTGAAGGTTTAACATGGACATGGCAAGGAACTGATAGTGATCATACAATCGTATTTGATGCCGCAAAGGATCGTTGGACATTTAGTAATATAGATCTACTATTACATAAGACCACTACAAAAATATTTAATACTGATACTTTTGCTGTATCAGATCCAATAATTCAAATCGGAGGAGTTACTGGAGTTGAAAATGATGGAATGGATAGAGGAATTAATTTTTTTCATTATGAAAATAGTGTAGAGAAAACAGGATTTTTAGGATATAGAGAAACTGATGATAGATTAATTTATGTCCCAGAAGTTAGCAGTATCACTGGACATATAGTATCCACACAAACCGATACAGATGGAAATGGGATTTATGGAGATATGGAATTAAATGATATTTATTGTTTTTCAATTAAACAAGAAAAAAATAATAGAAATCTCTTACTCGAAGGAGCACGAGGAATTCAAATTGTATCATTAGGAGTTTCCCAAGGTGATGATATTACACTTACAGCAGAAACATCAATTAATCTTATTGCTAATGAAGATGTATCAAATGCTATATATATTAATGCCGCTAATGGAGGTATTGATATTACCTCGTCAGGATCAACAGCTGGCGACGACATTGATATTACTTCAACAGCATCTATTAATATTCAATCTAATGAAAGTGTAGCAGATGCTATAGTTATTTCTGCTAATTATGGAGGTATTGATATACAATCGTTTGGAACAACTCCTGATGATAATATTGATATACACTCTTACACATCTATTAATCTACAAGCCGATGAAGATGTAAGTAATGCAATATCTATATATACTCTCATGGGTGGAATAGATATTATAGCCAATGCTCTTTCTGGAGGGCAAGATATTGATATTCAAGCATTAGGTTCATCTCTTAATCTCAAAGCAACAGAAGATATTAGTGATGCTATAACAATAGATGCTACACTTGGTGGTATTGATATTACTTCAACTGGAACTACTCCCGGTTATGATATAGATGTTACATCATCGACATCTATTAATTTACTCGCCAATGAAGCTATTGCTGATGCAATCACTATTACAGCATCCGCTGGCGGTATTGATATTGGTTGTTCTGGAACTGCCGGAAGTGATATCGATATTAGAGCTGATAGCTCATCTATTAATTTAATATCAACTGAAGCCGTAGATGATGCATTAACTCTTACTACAACTAATGGTGGATTTGATTTAACTTCGTATGGAAATATTGATATTGAATCCACAAATGGAATTATTAATATTGGAGCACAAGAATATGATTGTGATATAAATATAGGAACTACAGGAGCAAGATCTATTACAGTCGGAGGTGATACATCCTTTGTTACATGGTTTTCCGAAACTCTTAATTTTGAAACACAAGTAATTAAATTAACAGCAACACAATTTAATGCTAGTTCTATTATATTTGAAGCAGAACATGGTGGAGTTGATATAATTTCAGCAGGAACTGCTGCCGATGATGATATTGATATTACTTCAGCAACAGCAATTAATCTATTATCTACTGAAAATTCTACTGATGCTATTACGATAAAAACAACACAAGGAGGTATTGAAATTGGGTGTACTGGCTCTGCTGGCGAAGATATTAATATTCGTGCAGATAGTTCTTCTATTAATCTAATATCTACTGAAGATGTTCCTGATGCAATTACCATAATAGCAACAAATGGCGGAATTGATATTACAAGTTCTGGAACTACTGCCGGAGATGATATTGATATTACTGCAACAACTTCAATAAATTTATTATCCAATGAAAATGTTCCTGACGCAATCACTATTAAAACTTCCGCCGGAGGTATTGATATTGACGCTATTGGAACTGCTGGAGAAGATATTGATATTACAGCAACTGGTTCTTCCATTAATTTAATATCTACCGAAGACATCCAAGATGCCATTACTATTAATGCTACTAATGGTGGTATTGATATTACTTCTTCTGGAACAGATACAACTGATAATATTGACATTGAAGCAACCATGTCTATTAATTTAACGTCTAACGAAGCAGTTGATGATTCAATTGTATTAAATGCCATTAATGGTGGATTAGATATTCAAACAGTTAAAACAATTGATATTAATGCAAACACTGGACCAATTAATATTGGTACAGATAATTCTAATTCAGATATTAATATTGGGGTTTCTGGGGCAAGAATACTTACACTTGGTAGTAATACTTCTACTATCGTATTACTTTCATCTTCTATGGATTTGATAGTCCAATCTGATATTACAATTGGATCCGATGGAGGTATTGCTAGATTTGGTTCTAGTAAAGATGTTCCAAATGCTGTATTAATAAGCGCACCATATGGCGGAATTGATATAATTACTGGTTTAATAGACGGTGATCCAGGTGAAGATATTGATATTATAGCAAATAACTCTTCAATTAATTTATCCGCAACTGAAAATACTACTGATGCTATTACAATAATTGCTACAAATGGAGGTATTGATATTGGTTGTACTGGAACTGCTGGTGAAGATATTGATATTAGAGCAGATGGTTCTTCTATTAACTTGACAGCAACTGAAGATATACAAGATGCTATTACTATTAGTGCTACTAATGGTGGTATTGATATTACAAGTTTAGGGAATACTGCTGGAGATGACATCGATATTACTTCTACAACTTCTATTAATTTAACAGCAAATGAAGATATTGCTGATGCGATTACTATAAATGCCTCGATTGGTGGTATTGATATTACTTCTTCTGGAAATACTGCTGGAGATGATATCGATATTACAGCTACAACTTCTATTAATTTAACAGCAAATGAAGATATTGCTGATGCAATTACTATAAATGCCTCTGTTGGTGGTATTGATATTACTTCTTTTGGTGATACTGCTGGAGACGACATTGATATTATTGCTACTACATCTATTAATTTACGAGCAGATGAAAATATGCCAGATGCTATCACAATTGTAGCTACTGGCGGTGGTATTGATATTGGATGTACTGGGTCTGCCGGTGAAGATATTGATATCCGAGCTGATGGCTCTTCTATTAATTTAATCGCGACAGAAGATATTACTGATGCTATTACTATTAGTGCTACAAATGGTGGAATTGATATTACTTCTTTAGGAAATACAGCAGGTGATGATATTGATATTATTGCCACTACATCTATTAATTTAGAAGCAAATGAAGATATTCCTGATGCAATTACTATCAAAGCAACAGCTGGTGGTATTGATATTACAAGTTCTGGAAATACATCTGGTGATGATATTGATATTATTGCCACAACTTCTATCAATTTACGAGCAGATGAAAACGTCCAAGATGCCATTACTATAATAGCTACTGCTGGTGGTATTGATATTGAATGTACTGGAACTGCTGGAGAAGATATTGATATTCGAGCAGATGGTTCCTCTATTAACTTAATTTCTACTGAAGATATACAAGATGCTATTACTATTAGTGCTACAAATGGAGGGATTAATATGACAAGTTCCGGACATACTGCCGATGATGATATTGATATTGTTGCAACTACATCCATTAATTTAGAAGCAAATGAAGATATTGCTGATGCTATTACAATTAGTGCCACTTCTGGTGGTATTGATATTACTTCTTTTGGTGATACTGCTAATGATGATATTGATATTATTGCTACTACATCTATTAATTTACGAGCAGATGAAAACGTCCAAGATGCAATTACTATAATCGCAACAAATGGAGGTATTGATATTGGATGTACTGGAACAGCTGGAGAAGATATAGATATTCGGGCAGATGGTTCTTCTATTAATTTAACTTCTACTGAAGATATCCCTGATGCTATTACCATTAAAGCAACTGCTGGTGGTATTGACATTGATGCTATTGGAACTGCCGGAGAAGATATTGATATTACCGCAACAGGTTCGTCCATTAACCTAATTTCTACCGAAAATGTTCCTGACGCAATTACTATAAAAACAACACAAGGTGGTATTGATATTGATGCTATTGGAACATCTGGTGAAGATATTGACATTACAGCAACAGGTTCTTCTATTAATTTAAAATCTACTGAAGACACTTCTGATGCTATTACTATTAACGCTACCATTGGAGGAATTGACATTACAAGTTCTGGTAATACAGCAGGAGATGATATTGATATTATTTCTACTACTTCTATTAATTTACTGGCGAATGAAAATATTGCTGATGCAATTACTATTAAAGCTTCTGCTGGCGGTATTGATATTGATGCGATTGGAACTGCAGGAGAAGATATTGATATTACTACAACCGGATCATCTATTAATTTAAAATCAACTGAAAATATTTCTGATGCAATTACCATGACAGCAACAAATGGTGGTATTGATATTACAAGTTCCGGTAATACAGCTGGAGATGATATTGATATCACTTCTACTACCTCTATTAATTTACAAGCAAATGAAGATATTGCTGATGCTATTACTATTAATGCTACATCTGGTGGTATTGATATAACAAGTTCTGGTAACACAGCAGGAGATGATATTGATATTACTTCTACAACTTCTATTAATTTACTAGCAAATGAAAATGTTAAAGATGCAATTACTATTATAGCGACAAATGGTGGAATTGATATTGGATGTTCGGGTAGTGCTGGTGAAGATATTGATATTCGTGCTGATAGTTCTTCTATTAATTTAACTTCTACAGAAGATATTCCTGACGCAATTACCATGACAGCAACAAATGGAGGTATTGATATTACAAGTTCTGGTAATACAGCTGGAGATGATATTGATATTAAAGCAACAACATCTATTAATTTAGAAGCAAATGAAAATGTTGAAGATGCTATTACTATTAAAGCAACTGCTGGTGGTATTGATATTGATGCTATTGGAACTGCTGGAGAAGATATTGACATTACAGCAACCGGTTCTTCTATTAACTTAATATCAACAGAAGATATAGAAAACGCAATAACTATTAATGCTACTAATGGTGGTATTGATATTACAAGTTCCGGAACTACTGCTGGCGATAATATTGATATTACAGCAACAACTTCTATTAATTTAACAGCAAATGAAGATATTCAAGATGCCATTACTATCATAGCAACAAATGGAGGAATTGATATTACATCTTCCGGAAATACAGCAGGAGATGATATTGATATTATTTCTACTACATCTATTAATTTAACTTCATATGAAGAAATTGAAGATTCTATCGTATTAACTGCTATAAATGGGGGATTAGATATTCAAACTGAAAAAACAATTGATATTAATGCTAATACAGGTTCTATTAATATTGGAACTGATTTTAAAACAACATCTATTAATTTAGGTATTACCGGAGCACGAAATATTTCAATTGGTAATTTAACAGCAAATGTATCTGTTGAATCATCATCAATTGATTTTCTTACACAAGAAGCAATTTCAATTCAAACAAATGATGGTACATTAACTCTATCATCAGTTAAACCAGTTGATCAAGCATTAATTCTAAACTCCGTCAATGGAGGAATCGATATTGATGCCCAAACATATTTTAATCTAGAATCTCATGGAAATTTTTCAAATGCTATTACAATTCAAGCAACTCAAGGAGGTATTGATATTGGATGTTCAGGTTCTGCTGGCGAAGATATTGATATTCGTGCTGATAGTTCCTCTATTAATTTAATATCAACTGAAAATGTTGCTGATGCTATTACTATTAAAACTACAGCAGGAGGTATTGATATTGATGCTGTTGGAACTGCCGGTGAAGATATTGATATCACAGCAACTGGAACATCTATTAACTTAATATCTACAGAAGATATACAAGATGCTATTACTATTAATGCTACTTCTGGTGGTATTGATATTACAAGTTCTGGTAACACAACAGGAGATGATATTGATATTACTTCTACTACCTCTATTAATTTAACAGCAAATGAAGATATTATTGATGCTATTACAATTACCGCAACAAATGGAGGAATTGATATTACAAGTTCCGGTAATACAGCAGGAGATGATATTGATATTAAAGCAACTACCTCTATTAATTTAGAAGCAAATGAAAATGTTCAAGATGCTATTACTATTAGAGCAACTGCTGGTGGTATTGATATTGATGCTATTGGAACTACAGGTGAAGATATTGATATTACAGCAACTGGCTCTTCTATTAATTTAATTTCCACTGAAGATACTTCTGATGCAATTACTATTAATGCAACTATTGGGGGTATTGATATCACTTCTTCTGGAAATACTGCTGGAGATGATATCGATATTACTTCTACTACCTCTATTAATTTAACAGCAAATGAAAATGTCGCTGATGCTATTACTATTAAAACTACAGCAGGAGGTATTGATATTGATGCAATTGGAACTGCAGGTGAAGATATTGACATTACAGCAACTGGTTCTTCTATTAATCTAATTTCTACCGAAAATATTGCTGATGCTATTACTATTAAAACAACACAAGGTGGTATTGATATTGATGCCATTGGAACTGCTGGTGAAGATATTGATATTACAGCAACTGGCTCTTCTATTAATTTAATATCTACTGAAGATACTTCTGATGCTATTACCATTAATGCTACTATTGGAGGTATTGATATCACTTCTTCAGGTAATACTGTTGGAGATGATATTGATATTACTTCTACTACCTCTATTAATTTAATAGCAAATGAAAATGTTGCTGATGCTATTACTATTAAAGCAACTGCCGGTGGTATTGATATTGATGCCATTGGAACTGCTGGCGAAGATATTGATATCACAGCAACTGGATCATCTATTAACTTAATATCTACAGAAGATACTTCTGATGCTATTACCATTAATGCTACTATTGGAGGTATTGATATCACTTCTTCAGGTAATACTGTTGGAGATGATATTGATATTACTTCTACAACTTCTATAAATTTATTATCTAATGAAAATGTTGCTGATGCTATTACCATTAAAACAACTGCAGGTGGTATTGATATTGATGCTATTGGAACTGCTGGTGAAGATATTGATATTACAGCAACTGGCTCTTCTATTAATTTAATATCTACTGAAGATACATCTGATGCTATTACTCTTAATGCTACTATTGGAGGAATTGACATTACAAGTTCCGGTAATACAACAGGAGATGATATTGATATTACCTCTACAACTTCTATAAATTTATTATCCAATGAAAATGTTGCTGATGCGATTACTATTAAAACTACAGCAGGAGGTATTGATATTGATGCTATTGGAACTGCCGGTGAAGATATTGATATTACCGCAACTGGCTCTTCTATTAATTTAATATCTACTGAAGATATTCCTGATGCTATTACTATTAAAGCAACTAGTGGAGGTATCGATATTACAAGTTCCGGTAATACAACTGGAGATGATATTGATATTATTGCCACTACATCAATTAATTTACGAGCAGATGAAAATGTCGTAGATGCGATTACTATTAAAGCAACATCTGGTGGTATTGATATTGGCTGTTCAGGTAGTGCTGGTGAAGATATTGATATTCGTGCTGATAGTTCTTCTATTAATTTAACATCTACTGAAGATATTTCTGATGCTATTACTATGAATGCTACGAATGGTGGTATTGATATAACAAGTTCTGGTAACACAGCAGGAGATGATATTGATATTAAAGCAACTACATCTATTAATTTAGAAGCAAATGAAAATGTTGCTGATGCGATTACTATTAAAACAACTGCTGGAGGTATTGATATTGATGCTATTGGAACTGCCGGTGAAGATATTGACATAACAGCAACTGGCTCTTCTATTAATTTAAAATCAACGGAAGATATACAAGATGCTATTACTCTTAATGCTACTAATGGTGGTATTGATATTACAAGTTCCGGAAATACAGCAGGTGATGATATTGATATTACTTCTACTACCTCTATTAATTTAACAGCAAATGAAGATATTGCTGATGCAATCATAGTTAAGGCAACAAATGGTGGAATTGATATTATATCATTAGGTAATACAACCGGTGATAATATTGATATTGAATCAAATACAGAAATAAATTTACAAGCAACACAAGATATTACAATAACTTCTAATCAAAGTATTAATTTAACTTCATCTAATTCTGTTAATATCCCAATTAATATACCATTACATTTTGCCAATACAAATCAGCAAATTATTAGTGATGGAACTAATCTTACAATTGATGCTAATGATACAATATATTTGGATACAGATGTTATTTTTAATGGTACTACAAATACAAAAAAAGTTTTTTGGGATCAAAGTCAAGATAAATTATTTATATTTGGAGATTTTGAAGTATCTGGTGAACAAATAATTAGAAATACAGAAGTAGTAGTTACAGATGACCCAATAATTCGTTTAGGTGGTGTAGATACACCAACTAGTAATGATTCACTTGATAGAGGTATAGAATTTGCCTGGTATGATAATTCAGCACAAACAGGTTTCTTTGGTTTTAGAAATACTGATAAAAGATTAATTTATGTACCAAATTCTACAAATACTAATGAAATCATTTCAGGTAATTATGGTGATGTAGAAATAAAAGATTTATATGCCACTTCGTTTATTACTGATAATGGATTAGATATGATATTACAATCAACAAAAGGTATTGATATTACCGCCCAAGGAACAAATTCTGGTGTAGATGATATTAATATTACTACTACACAATCACTAAATATCATAGCAAATGAAAATGTTCCTGACGCTATCACAATTCAAGCAACTCAAGGAGGAATTGATATTGGATGTTCAGGTTTGGCTGGAGAAGATATTGATATTCGTGCTGATGGTTCTTCCATTAATTTAATAGCAACTGAAAATATTATTGATGCTATTACTATTAATGCTACTAATGGTGGAATAGATATTACTAGTTTCGGAAATACAGCAGGAGATGATATTGATATTACTTCCACTACTTCTATTAATTTACAAGCAAATGAAGATAGTTCTGATGCTATTACTATTAAAGCTTCTACAGGTGGTATTGACATAACAAGTTCTGGTAATACTGCTGGAGATGATATTGATATTGTTGCTACAACTTCTATAAATTTATTGTCTAATGAAAATGTTTCTGATGCAATCACTATTAAAGCATCAGCAGGAGGTATTGATATTGATGCGATAGGAACTTCTGGAGAAGATATTGATATTACTGCTACGGGTTCATCTATTAATTTAACTTCGACTGAAAATGTTCCTGATGCTATTACTATTAAAGCTTCTACAGGTGGTATTGATATTGATGCCATTGGAACTGCTGGTGAAGACATTGATATTACAGCAACCGGTTCTTCTATTAATTTAAAATCTACCGAAGATACATCTGATGCTATTACTATTAATGCTACAATTGGAGGAATTGACATTACAAGTTCCGGTAATACTGCAGGAGATGATATTGATATTATTTCTACTACCTCTATTAATTTACAAGCAAATGAAGATATTGTTGATGCTATTACAATTACGGCAACAAATGGTGGTATTGATATTACAAGTTCTGGTAATACTGCTGGAGATGATATTGATATTATAGCAACAACTTCCATAAATTTATTATCCAATGAAAATGTTTCTGATGCAATTACCATTAAAGCATCAGCAGGTGGTATTGATATTGATGCTATTGGAACTTCTGGTGAAGACATTGATATTACTGCAACAGGCTCTTCTATTAATTTAAAATCCACAGAAGATACTTCTGACGCTATTACTATTAATGCTACAATTGGTGGTATTGATATTACCTCATCTGGAAATACTGCTGGAGATGATATTGATATTACTTCTACTACATCCATTAATTTAACTTCAAATGAAGCAACTAATGATTCTATTGTATTAAATGCTATTAATGGTGGATTAGATATTCAAACAGAAAAAACGATTGATATTAATGCTAATAGTGGTGCTATTAATATTGGATGCGATAATCAAACAACAGATATTAATATTGGTATTAGTGGAGCTAGAACTGTTTCAATTGGAAGTGATTCTTCACAAATTGAATTATTATCCGCAGCATTGGCTCTTACAACAATTGATGGTATTACATTAGAAACAACAAATGGAGTTGCTCAATTAATTTCTTCAAAAGATGCTCCTATTGCTGTTGAAGTTTTAGCAAATCAAGGTGGTATTGATATCACTTCTTCGGGTAATACCGCTGGAGATGATATAGACATTACTTCTACAACTTCTATTAATTTACTAGCAAATGAAAATATTGCTGATGCTATTACTATTAAAGCAACTGCCGGTGGTATTGATATTGATGCTATTGGAACTGCTGGAGAAGATATTGATATTACAGCAACTGGTTCTTCTATCAATCTAAAATCTACTGAAAATATTTCTGACGCTATTACTATTAGTGCTACTTCTGGTGGTATTGATATTACTGCTGGAGATAATATTGACATGATTTCTACTACCTCTATCAATTTACAAGCAAATGAAAATACTTCCGATGCTATTACCATTAAAGCAACTGCTGGTGGTATTGATATTGATGCTATTGGAACTTCTGGTGAAGATATTGATATTACAGCAACTGGTTCTTCTATTAATTTAAAATCCACTGAAGATACCCCTGATGCTATTACTATTAATGCTACAATTGGTGGTATTGATATTATTTCATCTGGAAATACTGCCGGAGATGATATTGATATTACTTCTACTACCTCTATCAATTTACAAGCAAATGAAGATACTTCCGATGCTATTACCATTAACGCTACCATTGGAGGTATTGATATCACTTCTTCAGGTAATACAGCAGGAGATGATATTGATATTACTTCTACTACCTCTATTAATTTAGAAGCAAATGAAAATGTTAGTGATGCTATTACTATAAAAACAACACAAGGTGGTATTGATATTGATGCTATTGGAACTTCAGGTGAAGACATTGATATTACAGCAACTGGTTCTTCTATTAATTTAATCGCAACCGAAAATGTTAGTGATGCTATTACTATAAAAACAACACAAGGTGGTATTGATATTGATGCGATTGGAACTGCTGGTGAAGATATTGATATTACAGCAACTGGTTCTTCTATTAATCTAAAATCTACTGAAAATATTTCTGACGCTATTACTATTAATGCTACTTCTGGTGGTATTGATATAACAAGTTCTGGTAACACAGCAGGAGATGATATTGATATGACTTCTACTACCTCTATCAATTTACAAGCAAATGAAGATATTGCTGATGCTATTACTATTAATGCTACTTCTGGTGGTATTGATATAACAAGTTCTGGTAACACAGCAGGAGATGATGTAGACATTACTTCTACAACTTCTATTAATTTACTAGCAAATGAAAATATTGCTGATGCTATTACTATTAAAGCTTCCGCAGGTGGTATTGATATTGATGCTATTGGAACCGCAGGTGAGGACATTGATATTACAGCAACTGGGTCATCTATTAATTTAAAATCTACAGAAGATATTGATAATGCTATTACAATCCTAGCAACAAATGGTGGAATTGATATTTTTTCAAATGGTACAACTGCTGGTGATGATATTGATATTATTGCTACTACTTCTATTAATTTACGAGCAGATGAAAATGTCCAAAATGCTATTACAATTACCGCAACAAATGGAGGTATTGATATTGGATGTACTGGAATTTTTGGAGAAGACATTGATATTCGAGCAGATGGTTCCTCTATTAACTTAATTTCAACAGAAGATATACAAGATGCTATTACTATTAGTGCTACAAATGGAGGTATTGATATTACTTCTTTAGGAAATACAGCAGGAGATGATATTAATATTATTGCTACAACATCTATTAATTTGCAAGCAGATGAAAATGTTCAGGACGCTATTACAATAAAAGCATCTGCTGGCGGTATTGATATTGGATGTACTGGAATTGCTGGAGAAGATATTGATATTCGAGCAGATGGTTCCTCTATTAACTTAATTTCTACCGAAGATATACAAGATGCTATTACTATTAGTGCTACAAATGGAGGTATTGATATTACTTCTTCAGGTGATACAGCAGGAGATGATATAGACATTACTTCTACAACTTCTATTAATTTACTAGCAAATGAAAATATTGCTGATGCTATTACTATTAAAGCTTCTGCAGGTGGTATTGATATTGATGCTATTGGAACCACAGGTGAAGACATTGATATTACAGCAACTGGATCATCTATTAATTTAAAATCTACAGAAGATATTGATGATGCTATTACCATCAATGCTATAAATGGAGGTATTGATATATTTTCAAACGGAACAACTGCCGGAGATGATATTGACATAGAATCATCTACATCCATTAATATTACAGCAAATGAAAATACACCAGATGCTATTAATATGACAGCAACTTTTGGTGGAATAAATATAATAAGTTCAGGAAATACGGCTGGAGATGATATTGATATTACCGCCACTACTTCTATAAATATTCAGGCAAATGAAAATATTGCTGATGCTATTACTATTAAAGCCACCGCAGGAGGTATTGATATTGATGCAGTTGGAACCTCCGGAGAAGATATAGATATAACAGCTACTGGTTCATCTATTAATTTAAAATCTACTGAAGACATTAAAGATGCTATTACTATTAACGCTACAATTGGAGGAATTGATATTACAAGTTTTGGTAATACTGCCGGAGATGATATTGATATTATTGCTACTACATCTATTAATTTACGAGCAGATGAAAATGTTGAAGATGCTATTACAATTGTAGCATCTGCTGGTGGTATAAATATTGGATGTACAGGTAGTGCTGGAGAGGATATTGACATTATATCTACTGGCTCATCTATTAATTTGAAATCAACAGAAGATATACCTGATGCGATTACCGTGTCAGCAACAAATGGGGGTATTGATATTATTAGTTCAGGAACTACTGCTGGTGATGATATTGATATTACTTCTGCTACTTCGATAAATTTAGAAGCAAATGAAAATGTATCAGACGCAATTACAATTAAAGCTTCTGCAGGTGGTATTGATATTATAGCAACAGGAACATCTGGTGAAGACATTGATATTACATCTACTGGCTCTTCAATAAATTTAAAATCAACAGAAGATATTGATGATGCTATCACTATCATAGCAACAAATGGTGGGATTGATATATTTTCTAATGGAACAACTTCTGGAGATGACATAGATATTGAATCATCTACATCCGTGAATATTACAGCAAATGAAGATGCGCCAGATGCAATTAATATAATAGCAAATTCTGGTGGTATTAATATTACAAGTTCAGGAACTACTGCCGGAGATGATATTGATATTAATTCTATAACATCTATAAATTTACAATCAATTGAAAGTGTTCCAGATGCTATTACTATAAATGCTACTACTGGAGGTATTGACATAATATCTAAACTTGATATGACATTACAAACAACTGATTCTACTTCAGATATAAATTTGACTGCAGGCACTAATGTAAATATTCCATCAAATGTTGGTTTAACTTTTGGAAGTGATGCTCAAAGAATAGTTACAACTGGTTCTGATTTATCAATTGATGTTAATTCTTCTCAAAGAATGTTTATAAATAATTCAGGAAGAGTAGGTATTGCTACAAATGATCCAAAAGTTGCTCTTCATATTAATTTTACTGATGCTCTTAAAATTCCTAAAGGAACAACCGCCCAAAGACCAACATCTACTACTACCGACCACAAAGGATATATCAGATATAATACTACAACTGATCAATTTGAAGGATTTGGTGCTGGACCAGCTTGGGGTTCTCTTGGTGGTGTCATTGATGTAGATCAGGATACTTACATTAAAGCAGAATCAGCCGCTGGCAATGATAATGATGAATTATGGTTCTTTACAAGTGGAAATGAAAGAATGAGAGTAAAAAGTGATGGAAAGTTTGGTATTGGAACTACTATTCCAGAAGTTAGTGTTCATATTGAACATACAGATGCTCTTAAGATACCAAAGGGAACAACTGCTCAAAGACCAACAGCTACTACCACTGGTCATAAAGGTTATATTAGATATAATACTACAACTGATCAATTTGAAGGATTTGGTGCTGGACCAGCCTGGGGTTCTCTTGGTGGCGTCATTGATGTAGATCAAGATACATATATAAAAGCAGAATCAGCGGCTGGTAATGATAATGATGAATTATGGTTTTATACAAATGGAATTGAAAGACTTAGAGTTATGAATACGGGTTATGTTGGTATAGGAATTACAAATCCAAGTGCTTTATTAGATGTAAATGGTGATGTTATTGTTGCTGGAAATTTAACAGTTAATGGAACAACCACAACAATTAATGTAAGTGAAATTGTAGCAGAAGATTCTTTACTACAATTGGCAGCAAATACTAGTGATGATACACTTGATATTGGTGTATATGGTAAATATATTAACAGTGGAACGAAATATGCTGGTTTATTTAGAGATGCAACTGACAATAAATTTAAATTTTTTACTGCTTTAGAAACTGCTCCTGGAACTTCTTCAGTTGATATTACGGGAACTGGTTTTACATTGGCTAATGTTCAAACTGGAAATATTGAATGTTCTAATATTCATGCTACATCCATTGGAATAGGAATAGCAATTCCACAACAAGATTTACATATCAAGGGTAATGGTGGTCTTCTATTATTAGAAGGAAGTGATCATTGTTTTATTGAATTTTATCCTGATAATTATTCATCTGGAAGAAAAGCATTAATAGGATATGATAGTGCAAATGATAATAATTTTTATATCACACAACAATTAGATAATGACATTATATTTAAAACAAATAATACAGAAAAAGTTAGAATTATAAATGATGGAAAAGTTGGTATTGGAACAAATAATCCAACACAACCATTAGAAATCTTCAATACTTCAAGGGCTGATATGGATTTTAATTGTAATGGTACAGATGTATTAAATGTTGGTGTAAATGCAAGTGATGGATTTGTTATTGCTGAAAATGGTAATTTAATTTTACAAGCAAATGGTTTCGCAAGAATATTAACAAATAATACAGAAAAAATAAGAATTGATTCTTCTGGTAATGTTGGTATTGGAACTACTTCACCAACTCAAAAATTATCTGTTAATGGTAATATTGAAATACTTGGTCTAAATGATTTATTATTTAGAAGAGCAGATGGAACAGAATCAACAACTATATCATCAAATAATGAAGGTTTTACTATTAGTGAAAGCCGTGGAACTAATATTACAAAATACCAAATGGGAGAAGATGACCATATTTTTTATACATCTAATACTGAAATAATGAGAATTACTTCATCTGGAAATGTTGGAATTGGAATCACAAATCCATCCGTTTCATTTGAAATTCAAAGAAATGACTCTATTTTATTACCATCTGGAACAATAGCACAAAGACCATCAAATCCTAAATCCGGATATTTACGATTTAATAGTGAAACTAACTTGTTTGAAGGCTATAATGGATCAATATGGTTATATATGAATCCAGGAGGAATTATACAAGATACTGACAAAGATACAAAAATTGTAGTTGAACAAACTGCTGATGAAGATACAATTCGTTTTTATACAGTTGGTTCGGAAAGAATGATGATAGCATCAAATGGAAAAGTTGGTATCGGGACACTCACACCACAAAAAGAATTTCATGTTGTTGGTGATATTCAATTTGGGTCTAGTAGTAAATGGCAATTAGATGAAGCAAGTTGGACTAGTGGTGCAACAGATCAAGCAAATTTTGCATATAATGGGGTAAATAGTACTTCTGTTTTCGGAATTCATGGTGTTGGTGATAAAACTGTTGATATGAAAATTGATGGTGGAATTATGATTGGAGACGCATCTGGAATACCTCAAGCTAAATTGGATGTTAGAGGTGATATATATACAAATAGCAATATTGGTATCGGAATAACAAATCCAAGCATCTCTCTTTATACAGATAGAACTGATAGTTATAAATTGCCAGCAGGAACTACTGGTCAAAGACCAACATTATCTGAAAAAGGTTATATTAGATACAATACACAATTAGATACTTTTGAAGGATTTGGAGCCGGTGATGCTTGGGGAAGTTTAGGAGGTGTTATTGATATAGATAAAGATACTAAAATTACAGCAGAAACATCCCAAAATGATGAAGATAAACTTAGATTTTTTACAAGTGGTTCAGAAAGAGTTATTATTGATAATAATGGAAGCGTTGGTATTGGAACATCAACACCCGCAGTTCCTTTCCATATTTATCGTAATAATGTTAATTCTATAATTGCCATAGATCAAGCGGGAACAAAGAATGATTGTGGTGTTCAATTCAAAAGAGCAACAGTTGAAAAATGGTTTATTGGAATGAATGACACTGATGAAGATTTAATATTTAGAAATAATGGTTTTGATGAATTTGTTATAACTGAAATGGGCTATGTTGGTATTGGAACTGATAATCCAAATGCTAAACTTGATGTTCGCGGAGATATATACACAAATGAAAATATTGGAATTGGTGTAAATACACCAGCAGTTTCATTAGATACAAATAGAACTGATTCTTATAAAATACCATCAGGTTCTACAGCACAAAGACCTTCAAATCCAGTAAAAGGTTATTTTAGATATAATACTAGTTTAGATAGATTTGAAGGTTATGGAGTTGGAAATGCTTGGGGAAGTTTAGCAGGAGTTATTGATATTGATCAAGATACAAAAATTTTGGCAGAATCAATACCAGATGAAGATAAATTACGATTTTATACAGCGGGTAATGAAAGAATGATTATTGATAATGTTGGAAATCTTGGTATTGGAAAAACAAATCCTACAGTAAAAGTTGATATAGTAGGTGATATAAATTGTACTAATATTACAACATCGCAAGATGTTAATATTCCTGCTAACCAAAAACTAAATTTTGCTACAACTGAAGAAATTAGCAGTGATGGAAATAATTTAAATATAATAGCAAATTCAACAATTAATTTAGATGGAGATGTTGTATTTAAAGGAACGCAAAATAGTAATAAAGTTTTTTGGGATCAAAGTGATAATAAATTATTTATATTTGGAGATTTTGAAGTGTCTGGTGAACAAATAATTAGAAATACAGAAGTAGTGGTTACTGATGACCCAATTATTCGTTTAGGAGGTGTTGATACCCCAACCAATAATGATGCTAAAGACAGAGGAATAGAATTCGCATGGCATAATTCAGCAGCAAAATATGGATTTTTCGGAATGAGGCGAAGTGATAATAGATTTATATATATTCCTGATGGAACTAATACAAGTGAAGTTTATACAGGAAATTATGGAGATGTTGAAATCAAAGATTTATATGCAACATCATTTATTACTGATAATGGATTAGATATGATATTAAATTCAACTAAAGGTATTGATATATCTGCTAATGGATCTGTTGTAAATACAGATGATATTAATATTACCGCAACACAATCAATTAATATTACAGCTAGTGAAAATGATACGGAAGCCATAAAATTAATTGCTACAAATGGAGGTATAAGTATTGGTTGTACAGCCGCAACTGGAAAAGATATAATTGTTAGAGCAAATGGTTCTTCAATTAATTTAATATCAACGGAAGATGCAACGGACGCAATTATTATTCAGGCAACACAAGGTGGAATTGGATTAATTTCAAATGGAGGAACCGCTGATGATGATATTGATTTAGTATGTACAACATCAATTAATTTAATTGCTTATGAAAATGCTTCTGATTCTATAAATATTGTTGCTGCAAATGGAGGTATAGATATTACTGCTACTGGAACTTCTGGGGAAGATATTGATATAAATGCTGATGGTTCATCTGTTAATATTACTTCTACAGAAGTAGTATCTAATGCTATTGTTTTAAACGCAGATTCAGGTGGTTTAGATATTTTAGCAAGTGGTGGAAATGGATTTGATATTGATGTTACAAATACAGGTGGTTCTATTAATTTACTAGCAAGTGAATCTGTTTCTGATGCTATTACAATCAAAGCATCTGGTGGTGGTATCGATATTGATGCTATTGGAACTCCTGGAGAGGATATTGATATTACAGCAACTGGTTCATCTATTAATTTAAAATCTACAGAAAATATATCTGATGCTATTACATTAAATGCAACTACCGGTGGTATAGATATAAATGCAAACGGGCAACCAGGAGAAGATATTGATATTACCGCTACTGGTTCATCTATTAATTTAAAATCAACAGAATCAATTGCTGATGCAATAACATTGGAAACAACTGCTGGGGGTATTAAATTTATATCATCCGGTCAAAATACAGGAAGTGATATTTATATGAAGGCAACTAAATCTATCTTTATGGAAGCAGATGAAAATACAACTGATGCTATTAATATTTCAGCTACAGCTGGTGGAATTAATATTTTATCTACAACACAATCGGGAAATGACATTAATATTGTAAGTACTGGTGCGTCAGTTAATATTGAATCAAATGAAGATGCTACAGATGCTATTATTTTAAAAGCAACTGCTGGTGGTATTGCTTTATTATCTCAAGGATTAACACAAGGTGATGATATTGATTTAATTTCTTCAACTTCTATTAATATAATTTCTAATGAAAATCGTTCTGATTCCATTGTTCTAAATTCATTAGAAGGTGGTATTGAGATAACAGCAAATGGTGATGATGGTCAAGATATTGACATAACTAATACAGGTGGTTCAATAAATATGATATCAACACAAAATGTTTCAGATTCTATTGTACTATCTTCAACAAGTGGTGGTATTGATATTGGATGTTCAGGAGCAGCAGGTCTAGATATAGATATAACTTCATTAGGTTCGTCTATAAATCTTTTAGCATATGAAGATGTAAATGATGCAATTACTATTACCTCTAATAGTGGTGGTATTGATATTAAAGCATTAGGAAATGATGCAAGTGATGATATAGACATAGAAGCAAGTCAAAAAATTAATATAATTTCTAGTAATACTGAAGATAATTCTATTAAATTATGGGCTAATAATGGTGGTATTGATATAGGTTGTACTGGTGTTAATAAAGATATTAAATTAGAGGCCCAAAATGGTTATGTTCGTATTGTTAGACCAATTATAGATGAACCAATTTTTAATACTTCAGAAGAAACTGATTATAGTATATGGATTCCATTTAGTCAATTTCAAGTAAAAGAAGGAGTTTGGGATATATATAGAGATACAGCAAATGGAGATTTTTGTTGGAGAAAAGAAGCAAAAGAAGAAATAAGTTATTTAACTGCTGATATAACTTTACCAACTAGGGATAATACAATCAAAGGATATAAATTAACTTCCTTATATTTGGCTTATGCAATTGAAGGACAAGATTTAAAATCTATTAATACAAAAATTATTAAAAAAGTTTGGAATCCTTCTAATCCAATTACCGCAAGTACTACTACAACTTTAACAACTACTAATTCAGGATTGACTGATGGTAATTTAAATATTGAACCAATTATTGTTGCTAATTTAAATAATTTAATCGAAAATGGTGGAGTTTATTATCAAGTAAATGTTCAATTAGAAAGTCCGGGCAATTTCTATTTAGCGGAATCAGATTCTTCTGCTGCTATCAGTTACGCTTGGAAAGCTTTCGATGGAAATGATGCTACAAATTGGGAATCAACTGATAGTGCATTTCCTCATTGGATATCATATGATATGGAAACAAGTATTGCTGTTACTAAATTTAAATGGAAAACATTAAATAATTCTGCTAATTTTACCCCATTAACTTGGAAATTACAATCATCAGATGATGGAACTACCTGGACTGACGTCCAATCATATTCTAATCCTTCTACATATGATTCATCTATAACATGGTATACTTATACAGTTGATAATCCAGTTGCTGGTCGTTATGTTAGATGGTATTTTGAATCTTCATATGGAACTAGTAATAGTGTAAGTATTAGTGAAATGTATTTCTGGAGAACTAGTACAATATATGTTGAAACAAGTGGAACAGAAACTAATTATGATGCTTACAAAGCATTTGATAATGATTTAATTAATAGTTCTGCTCGTTTATCAGCAGCAGATTATGGTGCTCAATGGATTAGCTACGATTTCCAATCAGCAAAATTAATTAGTAGATATAGAATAGCGTCCAATCCACCATCAGATCAAAGTGATCCTCAATCATGGACTATTCAAGTAAGTACTGACAATTCTAATTGGACAACAGTTGATACTCAAACTAATCAATCTATTGCTTCTAATACAGGATATCTTCTTACAGACACTTATTATGAAATTCCATTAAATAATCAAATAAGTGCTAGATATATTCGTCTAATGGTTACTTCAACCAGATGGGGAAGCGGAATTTGTACCATTTCCGAAATTGAATATGCTGAAGGTGTAGACCTTTATGTTGGTAAATCGGTGAATCAAAATTATAGGTATGTTTCAGTAACAAATCCAGAATTTGTTAATGGTAATACCGCAATGACAGTTGGAATTGATATTGATTGTAATGAAAATTCTACATTCAAATTCTATGGAGTTTCTGCTAGATATAATTCCAGATTGATTTAAATATATTTATTAACATAATAATTTATAAAATATATCACTATACTTGAAAAACTAGATATCCAACACCAAATAGATTCAAAAGAAACATTTCCTTTAAAATATACAACAATTGCTAAAAATGAATAATATGCACTACAAATTATTGCTAATAAAGTTGGTTTCAATAAAATGAATGCAGATATAATACAAAGAATAAAAGCAAAAAAATATTGAATATCAATATTGTTATCCCATACCAAATTTTTATATTTTTTGTGTGGATATGATGTATAAGTAAGATTTGACTTTTCATCATAAAATTCTTTAAATATTTCGTATAAATTATATACAAAATAAATTACATTTATTAATAATAAAGTTCCAAATGTTTTATTTTTAGAACCAATATCATAATATGAACCTATCATTATTGACATAGGTTGTGATATTAAACTAATCGTTAATAATAAAGTACCAAATCTATTTAATTTTTTATTTTTGTATTTTATTGCTAACCAAATTAAAAATTCACCCAATTGGACGATATTATAACATAATATAAATGACATTATTATTAAATCATTCTTTTGTCCTCTTTTATAAAGAGCATATGAAACAAATAAAGATACTAGAAATGTTATTAAAGATGTTTCTAAATTAAAACACATTATATATTATTTGATAATATAATAAAAAATTAAAAATGATTTTTTATATATCTATACAATTATTCAATAAATTACACAATGATTTCTTATCTTTGTAATAAAGCAAGTAAAATTAATGAACGTAGTATCAAAATTGAGATTGCAGAATTTGAATCTCATAAGAAAAAAATTACGGAAAAAGTTAAAGAAAAATTCGTCACAAATATTATTGATGATTTAAAACATGAAATGAACAATATTCCATATAATACTATTAAAAATTTAGCTGAGATTTTAATTTTATATGATGATCTTGAACTATTTTATGAATTCTCAAGAGCAATAACTGAGGAGGAGTTTAAAGAATTTAACACAAAATTAAAACAAGTAGATTTTATTCCTAAAAAAATAAAGGCCAGTATTATAAATGCTAATTCAGAATTGTTCAAAATGATGATAACACCTGGTAATGAAATTGATGCCAGAGAACATTTAGTATATTATAGAGAAATTATTATGTATCATTTTTTAGAAAATGAAGATTTAAAACAATCTTTATCAATGATGAAATATTATTACATAAAAAAAAAAAATAAATTTGTAAAAAAACAAATGTATCATAATAATGATTTAAAAAAAGGAAATTATTATCAAAGTATTGTTTACCCAATTTTAAAATTTTATTATCAAAATAACTTATATTATGAAAATAAACGAGAAATGAAACTACCTATTATTGGATATAAAAATAATATTCCTGTATTAAATCCTAAATTTTTTAATTTTCAAGAAGGATATTCTTTTACTGGACAATTATTTAAAAATATAAGAAATTTTGTTACTTTACCACTTTAAAATAATATTTTTAAAATAATATTTTAAATATGGACTGGTTAATTTTAAAAATTAAAATCGTTTTTTTGAATGTCTATGTATCAAATCAGCCAAGTACTCAATCAAGTACTCAACGAAGCACAAAGAACTAAACCGAAATTAACAACCGAAATCAACAACCGAAATCATGACTATCTGGAAATGTAGTGAATGTGGTTGCCATAACAGTGTCACAAGAGATGCATGCCAAGCGTGTTTCACCACTCCTCCTCCTCTTAGCAACACCTCAAGCATTCTGGCCTCGGCGTGTGGGCTGGAAATTCCCCAAGTGATTGCCGATATCATCATCACCATCAGTTGCCACATGGAACATAACTTCAAATTCCAATCTTCAATCGCCCCAAAGATCAAGCAAATTGACTATGTCACTCACCCATGCTCATTCCACGGAAGCCTTGTTTCAAAAAAGACAATATATCATATGGATATTGAAGTAATTTCTTATCTTGAAGAGGCCTCCCATGTGATAGAGGGAAACTTCGCGAGCATGTCCACCAGGGCACGTCGCCCGTCTCGTATCACCATCCGTCTGTCCGATCGATCGTATTGCTTAGTTCGTGCATTTCCTTAACTTAGCATAAACTTTCCTATATTACATAATATAATATAATTAGGGACTGATATTTTTATATATTTAAGAACCCCAATAAATTGTATAATGATTATCTTTTCCATCTATTTTATCAAAACCTTCAAAAAAGATATGATGACAATCAATTCCACCAAACCATTTGCTTAATGGTCTTGCCTCTATCGAAAAGTCTTCTACATTGTCAAACATCTGTCTTACTGTAAATCCATTTGGATTTCTAAAAGTTTTTGAAAACCCTTCATGAAATTCTGATTTTTCTACAACTAATGTAATTTCGTTTCCTTCATAGCAAACTTCATTTAATTCATCAACAGTTAAATCTACCATCTCATCATCTACGATTTTTCTAATATATGGAAGAGAAACTGATTTTAATTCCGCATCTGGTTTAGCAAATTGATTTAGAAATTGTGGGTTCCATTGATATGTTTTAATATCCATTTGTAATATTGCACTATATTCATTAATTTTATCCATAGTTGTTAAATTTGAATAATAATTATAATTAATTATCGTTAATTTTAATCAATTTTAATTAATTAATATAATATATTTTAAATGGAACAATTTTTATTAAATAAATTAATAAATCTATCTGAATTACCATGTCAAATAATCCATCAATATTTACATAAAAGTCCAAGATATTCTTCTTGTAAATCTTGTAATAAAAATGTTTGTAAGCAATGTACTAGATATTTAAAAAATTGTGATAAACATTCTTGTAGTAGTGATTGTTATTCTTGTTATAAAGATAAACATGTTAAATGTGAAATACATTGGTGTTCTTATGACTCGTGTATGAGTTTATGTAAATTTTGCTCTAGATATTTTTGTGATGAGCATGGTGATCAATGTCGTAAATGTAATATTAATACCTGTTTTCATTGTACTCAAAAGTGTATCGATAGAATTATAAATGATCATTATAATAATTCAATATTAAGTAAAGGAAGACGTGATCAGCACGTTCATTGTCAGAAATGTTATAGTAGTTTAGTAATTCAATGTAACGAATGTAAAACATTGGGGTGTAGTATTTTTTTATCTACTTATAAGTGTAGTTTTTGCAAAAAATCAAAATACAAATGTTGTATTTATGGCCAAAAAAAAAATGGCAATACATACGATATTTTGTGTGTAGAATGTAGTACACAAAAAAGTTGTCTAGTACGATGTCATTATAAATTCTATAAACAATATCGAAATAGATAAATATAATATAAAGAACATACCATATAAATATATATGTTTTATTTGAATGGTATATATATACATACTAAAACTCGAAAATCATAAATATTATATTGGTAAAACCAATAATCCAACAATTAGATTAGAAAGTCATTTTTCGTCAAATGGTTCAGCCTGGACAAAAAAATATAAACCATTAGAAATTATTGAAATAATACCAGATTGTGATAACTATGATGAAGACAAATATACATTAAAAATGATGAATAAATACGGCATTTTGAATGTACGAGGAGGCTCTTTTTGTCAAATAAATCTAAGTGACGATAATATTAAAACAATAAAACAAATGCTTATTTTTTCTAATGATAGATGTTATATTTGTGGAAATAAAGGCCATTTTGGAAAAGATTGTAAGACTTTAAATTTTATTCAAGTCAAAATGCCAGAAATTAATCCCAATGAAAAATGTAATTGTATTTCATCATATATTTCTACTCACACAAAAAAACATTGTCTTTTAAAAAAAATAAAAAAATTTTTTAAAAATGAAGAACGTGACATCCCTAGATTACAAAGCAAAAAAAAATGCTTTAGGTGTGGTAGAAACAGTCATGTTGTAGAAAATTGCTATGCAAAAAGACACATAAAAGGATATTATTTGAGATAAAAAAATAAAATTGAAATTAAAAATTTAAGATTAAATGGTAAATATCTATATACTTAAATTACACGGAAAAACAAATTATAAATATTATGTTGGAAAAACTCAAAATCAGCATTTTTCTTTAGAGAAGGATTTTCAAGAAAATAAATGTAAATGGACTAATAAATTTAAGCCATTGCAAATGATTAAATTTATTAAAAATTGTAGAGATAGTGAATTAGAAAATTATACGATTGATATGATGAATAAATATGGTATTATCAATGTTCGTGGAGGTTCTTTTTCTGAAGTTAATTTAACTGATGAAAATATAAAAAAACTTAAACAACAAATTCATTTTTCTGATATGAAATGTTATATATGTGGTGAATGTACTCATTTAGGAAACGAGTGTAATACATCAGTTTTACCAAAAATTAAATTACCAAAATTACCTGAAGATAAATCTTTAAATGAACAATGTAAATGTTTTACATCAAAATTTAAACCACATAGAAAAAAAAAATGTTTAATTAAAAAAATTAGTAATATTGATTTAGATGTCGATAATGAAGAAGATGATATTACAAAATTACAGAATAAAGAAAGATGTTTTAGATGTTACAGAGAAGGGCATATGGCTTCTTTTTGTAATGCTGAAAGACATATTGATGGATTTTATTTAAAAAATTATATTAATGTAGAAGAAAAACAAAAATTAGAAGAAGAACGAAAAAGACTAGAAGAAGAACGAAAATATTTAAGAGAAGAAAGATTAATGTTAAACCAAGAAAGAAAATATCTTACAAAGGATAGAAATGAAAAGAAAGAAAAGAAAAATACAGAAAATAGTGAATTTATTTTGGTATAAAAATTAAAATCGAATAACATTAACCTTAATTAATTAAATATAATTGAATTTATTAAGATTAAATATGGCTTTTGAAACAATTTATGAAAATTATCAAATTACAATTAATTATTTTGTAGAAGAATTACAAAATGAAGGAAAACAAACTACTAATGGAAATGATTCTATTAAAATTAATATTTTAGATATGGATACAATGTATAAATATGAAACAAAAATTAACAGTTATGAAGATTTGGATAAACTTCCAGAATTTATGCAAAATTTAGAAGTAATTTCTAATATGATTTGTTCTGCTTTAAAGGGTAATAATAAAACAGTGAAATGTTTTTTAATTAAAGAAAATGATAAAATTATTTTGGATATGGCATATCAAGCAGATTTTTTTAAAATTCCGTTTAAAATACCAGTTCCAGTTGAACCAGAAAGTGATAATATTATTTTTGAAAGAAAGATGAGAATACTTCAAGTTCAAAATCAAAAATTAGAAAAAACTATTAATGATTTTAAAACAAATTTACAAAAAGATGTTGATTTACTTAAAACTCAATTAGGAAATGTAATCTTTCTTCCTAGTTGTGATAGACCAATACCAATTTGGATCAAAGAATTGACTTTAAACTCAGGAGGATGTAATATAATAGATGAAGATTGTTTTTTTACAATAGGTAAAAAACATAATGAGTCAAAAATTCAAGAATTTGTGACAAAAAAAGATATTAATCCGTTCTGCTTTGGTAATTGTAATTGCAAAACAATGTGTACTTGTGGTTGTGGGTTTCAGAATATGAATAAAACCCAATTTGCTGGAAATATGTTGTATTTACTTGCTAAATTTCAAGAAAATGATAGAAATACTTTTATTTTTTCAAGTAATGAAATTGAAGCACTGTCATTATTAAAGAATCTAAAGAAATTAACTATTGTAGGAAATACTTCAATTCATTCAATTGAGGTATTCTCAAGTTTAAAAAATTTAGAAGAACTTAATTTAATTGAATGTACTTCAATTACAGATTTAACACCAATTTCTTGTTTAAAGAATTTAAGAAAATTGGATATTAGTGGTTGTCATTCTATTAAAGATTTAACTCCAATTTCTTCAATGACAGATTTAGAAACATTAATTATGAAAGATACGAAAGTAGAGAATAAATTATGTTTAAGTCAGTTAATTAATTTGAAGATAATTTCCGAAAATTAAAATTGAAAATAGTTTAACTTATTCAATAATTATAAAAATTTATATAAAAAATGACTTCAAAAATTGTATATGGAAATAATAATGTATCTGCTAAAGATTATGATATTGTTCAATTAGTTTCTGTAATAACAGAATTGCAATCAAAAGTTTCTCATTTAGAAACCCGAGTAAAAAAATTAGAAAAGAAATTAGAAAAACCAAAATTTGAAAAATTGTATACACTTTTTGAAGAATTAGGTTTTCTTAAATTTTATAACAAATTTGAAAAAGAACATATTGATTATGAAACTTTAAAACAACTTTGTAAAGATGGAGATTTAAAAGAATTAAAATCATATATTTCAATTAGTCTTGGTGAATATCTCAAATTTTCAAAAAAAATTAAGGAACACTTTAATCAAGATGAATCTTTTGATCGGATTGAAAGTGAATAATTTAATTTATAAATATTTTTATGTAAGGGACTTGTTTAATTAAATATTTAGTATTAAAATTGAAATAAAAGATTAAAGAGTAAAATTTTTATTAAATGGTTAAAAGAAAAGTAACTGAATCTGTAAAAAAAAGTATTGCTGCTAAGCAAGATTTCAAATGTGCAAATTTTCCAGGAAGTAATATTATTCCTGATTACGAATGTGTTTATCATAAATGTCGTTCAGGTACTTTTGATGAATCTGGTTATGAGATAGACCATATTATTGAATTTGCTGAAACACAAGATGATAAAGTATCTAATTTACAAGCATTATGTATTCCATGTCATCGTGTTAAAACAACTCGTTTTAATCGTGAAAAAAGAAAAGCAAAGGCAAAAACAAAGGTAAAATCAAAGGTAAAATCAAAGGTAAAATCAAAATCAACAAATTTTAAAATTAAAAAAGATGCTCAAATATTGGATATATACAAGGAATGTTTTGATCAACCTAAAACAGAGGCTCAAAGAGAGGAAGAATACCAGCAAATGATCAAGGATTGTTTTTATACAGAACCTCAAACAGAGGCTCAAAGATTACAAATGTATAAGGATTGTTTTAATTAAAAAGATTTCTATTATTATTTTAAATATGTAAAATTTAATTTATAAATACATTTATAGAAAAGAAGTATTAACAGATATTACAATATCGTTATAAAATTAAAATTGATTTTATGTTATTCTATTCAAATATA